TTAGTGCGTGAAGTAGTTAAGCGGACTATGAATAAAGATACAGCCGTCAGAAATAAAACTGTCGCTATTTTAAAAGAAGCTTTTAGTGCTAAAAATGAATTAGGGAAAGAACTACGACTCTTTAAGACCTTAATGGAAACAACAGGAGTTTCTGCAAGGATTGGCGAAAAATTAATTCAAGAGACTAAAAAGGAATATAAGAATCTAAATGAAAAGAAAATATTCTCAGAACAAAGCACATTAATTAAGAAAATTAATAAAGAAATTTCTAAATCTGTGTTCTCCAATTTCGTTCCAAACTACAAAGACATTGCAACTCTTTCGCAGATATTTGGCGAAGATGTAGGAGTTAAACATCGTGTTGTTTTAGAGGAAAAGGTCTTGTCTAAGATAACCCACAAAAAACAAAAATATGAAAAAAATGATAAAGTAAACAATCTTGTTGTTAATAAGTTTGTTGAGAGGTTCAATAACCAGTATAAAACAACCCTATCAGAAAATCAAAAACATTTGCTTAATAAATATATTTTATCATTTTTAGATAACGGTGTTGACTTGAAATTATATATAAACGAGGAAATAAGTCGACTTAAAAGTATTATTAAAGAATCTTTTAATTTAGAAGAACTAAAAAAAGATAATAAGATGCTCGATAAAATGAAGAAAGTACAAGAGCTTCTAGAGTCTTGCAACAAAAAGCCTTTAGATAAAGAAATGATTCAAAACATCCTTAAAGTACAACTAGTTGCCAAAGAGGTACAAAGCTAATGGCAGCGTTTAATGTAAAGGTTGAAGGCCCAAGAGGCACTTTTGAAGATGTGCCACCGCCTCCCAAATTTAAAGTTAAGGTGGAATCACCAATTGCAGCAAAGGTAAATTTAAAGGCCAGAAAAACAATGGATGGAAATATATTAATAGTTGACCATCCAGAAATAGATATTGTTTTATCGCCTTCGCAGAATAAAGTTTTTGCTCTATCTAAAAATCAATATGGTGATCATGTGTACGCAACACAGTCCAGGCTATTTGAACACTTAGCTAAAAATGGAGTTGTCGATGCATCTACAATTCATGGTGGAAATATATTTGGTTCTCTAGAAGGTACTATAATGACTCCGTTGGAACCCGCAAAGGTTGATCCAATTCAAATGTCTCTATACACTGTAGTTTCATTCTTGTTAGAAGAGAAGCCACATTATCTCGCAGTTCAGCAATATAAGATTGATTTTGAAAAAGATCTTCTTGATCCTAGCGAGAAAGATTCGACTGAACTTGGCGAAGTACCACACGAACCATTTAAGGGCACTGTTAACCAATTTACTGGATATCCTGCTCAATATGGTTTAACAGGCTTTACTGGGTATTAATATTAATTTAAAAAGAGATATAGAGGTTTAAATGGATTTATTATATTTTGTTCTTGCTGCATACGGCATGACCCAAATAATAATTTTGGGATCAATATTTAATAAAGTACGCCCTTCTAAAAGTTGGCTCAAGGGTTTTGGAAAGCTTTTTCATTGTCCAATGTGCATGGGCTTTTGGGTTGGTGTGTTTTTGTTTGGAATTAATGGTTATACAGAACTATTTACATTTGAATACAATTTAGCGAATGCACTTGTATTGGGGTGCTTAAGCTCTGGTACGAGCTATTTGTTAAGCGTATTGGTTAATGATTTTGGGTTTAAAATAACTCATAAAAACGAGGGAGATTGTTATGTTGACTAAAAAATGGAAACTACAGCCCGTTCGACGTTGTTGCAGCGGCTCTAGTATCGGGCGGCTTGAGGCCGCGTAAAGGAAGGGAAAAGATGTCTAAAGGACTTTTAAGAGAGTATTATGAACTAAAGTGCGATGATCGTGGCTGCAAAGATCTCTTGAATGAGAGCGAAAAAAGGATGATCAACGATGGATTTTTGTTGTTTCCTGCAAAGTTGCAGCAATGTGATGTACAAAATGGGAATGGTAGAGTCTACGGTCGACAAGTTTTAGAAAGAGAGATCGAAAACTATGCGAAAATGGTTGCTGAAGGTCGCGCTATTGGCGAATGTGACCATCCGGACGATAGTGTGATAAATCTTAAAAATGCTTCTCACAAAGTTGTTAGAATTTGGTGGGATGGAGATGACGTTATAGGGGTAATTCAATGCCTTAAAACCCCTTCCGGTCAAATCCTAGAGGGCCTATATAAAAGTGGCGTTAAATTTGGATTCTCTTCCAGAGCCTTGGGCTCTCTAGGTCCATGCCCAAGAGGCACCGGAGCACAGATGGTTCAAGATGATCTTCAATTGATTTGTTTTGATGCTGTTTCCGAACCTTCAGCACCAGAGGCATATATTCTAGATCAAAAAGTAAAGATGTATGAAAACGTAGAAAAAGATTTGTCTAAAATTTTTACAAAAGGTGATAGAATTAATAGAGCTTTAAATAATATCTTTATAGGGTGATACATGAAAAAATCAGAATTAAAAAATGTTTTAAAACCATTGATTAAACAATGTGTTAAAGAGGTGCTATTAGAAGAGGGCGTTTTATCTAATATTGTTTCTGAGGTTGCAGTTGGGCTTAAACCACTATTAACGGAAAATAGGAATTATAGTGCTGAAAAAAGCGTTGCGACCTCTAATCAAGATGCACTTCTACAACAACAAAGAGCAGAACTTGAAGAAGAGAAGCAGAGAATGATAAAAGAACAAAAAAGAAAAATTTTAAATGCCACCGGATTTGGTAATGAAATTTTTGAAGGCGTAGATCCAATTTCTTCTGTTGGTGTTCCTGATGAAAGTCCATCTCACGGAGCGCTATCAGGGATTGACCCTAAAGACCCAGGAGTAGATATATCTGGTATCATGGCTCTTGGTGGCCACAAATGGAATAAGTTAGTTTAAAGGAAATAAAATGGCAAAAACAATTAATGTAGAAGTTAAACCGAGAGACAAAAACGAACATCCAGAAAGAGTGATAAAAAGATTTATGAAAAAAGTAAAAAATAGTAAAGTTTTAGAACTCTACAAAGAGCGAATGAGATATGAGAAGCGTTCTGACAAAAAGAGAAAACAAAAGGCAAGAAGAAAAAAACTTTTAGAAAAACTTCACAATCAAAGAATTAAGGAATTAGGAAACTAATTAGAGTTAAAAGGAGCAGTGAAATATGTCACATGAAATAGCAAATCCCGGACGTTCACCAGGGTTGAGAAATGTTGGTTCTTATCAGGCTTCGGGCCACCCGTTTGTTTATGGGGCGACTGTGGCAGACGGTGCAGAAACAAAAGTATCATTTCCCTTTGTTACAAAGTCGATAACGGTGATTGCATCAGGTACGACTAATGACCCTCTTATTGGAATTACATTTAATTCAACAAGTAGTGCTGGAAATGTAATATCAGGAAAACACTATATTACAATGGACAGTAGCGGAGATAGTATGACCTTTGACGTTAAATGTAAAGAAATTTATATTCACGCCAAAAACGCCACTAGCGGTTTCGAAATGTATGCCTCCTTAACTAATATTCCCACACATAGCATGTATGACCTCACAGGTTCAGGACTCACTGACTAGTGGGTTTTCATAAGGCCATCGCTGGTAAAATAAGAGCGGGTGGCAAAACCGGCAGATCTGGATTTGGCAGTAGCACTGGAGGCAGATCACGCCGTTGGGCCGGAACAATCCCAACCGCTTACTGGAGAGTCCAAGGAATTGCTGCAGACGCAACCACTCTCCCAGATGTATCAAAAGCAGGTAATGATTTAGATGGCACTTTAGCTGGAACTGTTGATGAAACGGGCGCTGATGCCACGTGGAATACAACTACAACTGCTAATGGCAGCAACCAAAGCCTTCGTTTTAACGGCACTGACAATAAGGTGACAATAGCTTATAACGCAAAGCTTAAGCCCGACAATTCGATTAAAAAGCTGTCTGTTTCTATGTGGATCAAGACTGATCAAAATAGTGATTATCTGATGGTCACCGAAGAAGACGCTCATTCACCGACTGCCGGTTGGTTTTATGGCGCAATTGGCGTAGGTACAACTAATAAAGCAAACGTTTATTGGAATACTGCCGGTAGTCCTGGCTGGAAAGCTAGCACAACATCTGTACAAGATGACAATTGGCATCACATTGTGCACGTATATAACGGAGATGCAACAAACGAAATAAGCATTTATATCGATGGCGTTTTAGAAACTGAATCTGGCGCTCAAAGTGGCAATTTTGTTCTTGGCAATGTACCAGTATTGTTAGGATATCGCCGCCATTCAGGCGCAAATTATTATAAATATTATATGGATGAAATAGCGTACTGGACAGATATAGCTCTCACTGCAGATCAAGTTACAGACCTATATAATAAGGGAAAAGTTCAAAATTGTTTTGCAGGAATTAGAAAGTCATAATATTAATGTATGACTGAGCCGTTCCCCTCTTTAAAATATAAAAGTCATTTACATGTTTGTCAAACTATTTATTCTTGAAAAACTGTTTTAAAGGAGCAGAAGTATGTCTAATATGTTGGAACAAGCTATTATCGATGCCGAGTCATTAAAAGAAGCCGCCCGTCAAAGCGCTGAAGAAAAAATTGTAGAGCACTTTTCGAAAGATATTAAAGAAGCCGTCAATATGATCTTGGAACAAGAGGAAATGTTTGGACTAGGAGATTTCGGCACAATGGCCGATACGCAAGCCTATGATCCAATGGCAGCCGCAATGCCAGCAGCCATGACACCAGCCGCCCCTTCAGTTGTTGATGTCGAGGCAGAAGAAAATACGAAAGATAATGGTAAATTTGTTGTAGATCAGTTGCCATATGCGGCAACCACAGACAGTAAAACATTTGTAAGTATCGACTTGGACCGACTTGAAGAGTCAATAAGACAAGAACTTGACGAAAACTCGATGGGAGTTGAAAGCTTGGAAGAAGAGTACGATCTGGAAGAAGCGCTTCTTTTTGAAGAGCCCGTACCTGAAGACGAAGATGACGACGATTCCGACGTCGGAGATGAAGATGATGATTCTGTTAACGAGAGCATTACACAAATGATTAAAGATGTTTTGGCAGAAGAAATGAGTGATCTTCTGGATGAGGATGAAGAGGAGCATATGCCACTCTTAGAAGAAGAAACAGAGGAAGAAGAAACAGAGGAAGACACAGACGACAAAAAAGAACTCACTCCTGCACAAAAGAAACTTCCTCAAGCATTACAGGATAAAATCCTTAGTGAATCTAAAACACTTAAAACAAACAACAAATCTCTCTTAAAAGAGCAAAAGACACTTAACAAAAAAGTCCATTTACTAGAAGAAAAACTAGAGAAATATGGCACAGTCATTAATAAGCTTCAAGAGAAGCTTAATGAAACTAATTTGGCAAACGCTAAATTATTATATCAAAACCGCGTTTTGGATAGCGACTCCTTGAATGAGCGACAAAAAGATAGAATTGTCGAAACTATCATGAATGCAAAAACAGTTGAAGAAGCAAAAATTATATATGAAACTCTTCAAAGTGCAGTGGGAGCTAACTCATCTAGACGTAAGCCAAAATCACTGAACGAAGTTGTGACTAAACGCTCTTCAGCCTTTATGCCTCGCAAAGAGGAAAAAAGGGTAGATCCCTTTACGGCAAGAATGAAAGCTCTTGCTGGAATTAAGGACTAGATTTTTTATTTTATAAAGGAGGAGAAAAAAACAATGTCTATACTTCAAAAATTAACAGAAGGTATCGTTAATCGCGATATGAAGAAGGAAGGCGCCGCTCTGCTTAACAAGTGGGGTAAAACCGGACTTCTAGAGGGTCTTGGAAGTGAGAGTGCTAAAAACAGTATGTCTCGTCTTCTTGAGAACCAAGCAAAAGAGCTTCTTAGAGAGGCTTCCACGATGGCAGGTGGTGATGTCGAGGGCTTCGCAGCAGTCGCATTCCCAATCGTTCGTCGTGTTTTCGGTGGCTTGATCGCCAATGATCTGGTCAGTGTCCAGCCCATGAGTCTACCTTCGGGTCTGATTTTCTTCATGGATTTCACTGCTGGAGGTGACCGCCTGTCAATGAAGGGCCCTGAGGGTGCCGATTCACTATATGGCGGTGGCAAAGTCGGTCAGGAAATCACCGAGGGTGTAACTCTTACGGGCCGAAATGCTGAAGGCAGCTTTTATGAGCTTAATAATGGCTATTCTTCGCCAACCGGTTCGACAACGCTTGTTCACACAATTGTTGCCTCTGGTACATTTGGTGCAGATCCAGACACTGGTTCGGATTTATCGAGGGCTCAAGTTGAAGAGATTCTTCAATGGGATCCTGCTGTTGTTTCTGGTACAACCTCATACGCAATTGCTGCTGTCGAGCTTACTGGTACTAGTAATGATGTAGATCAGTTCAATTATAAAAACTTGATTGCACTTGTAGCCAGAGATGGCTCCAATGATCCTGGTACGTATGACGCCAACACCCCTCAAGCTCGTCGTTTGACTTGCTTTGCTGCTGGTACCGGCTCAGAGGGTAAATCTGCCACTCAAACTCAAAGACTTCTTGTCGTTGGTTTGCGCGACAATTCCACTGGTGCTGCCGTTGAGGCATCAATGAACACAACTGAAACTTATGAGTTCCCGTTGACTGACAACTTTGGTGGTACAGCCGCCGCAGGCGCCGGTCAAGCGATTGGTGCGGTTGTTGGCGACGATACGTGGGGTCTTGAGAATAACGAAGCCATTCCTGAGATTGATCTTAAGGTAGATTCCGTGTCCGTCACGGCAATCACCAAAAAGCTCAAAGCAAAGTGGACTCCTGAACTCGGTCAGGATCTTAATGCTTATCACAACCTTGATGCAGAGGTTGAGCTTACTTCAATCCTTTCTGAGCAGATTGCTCTTGAGATTGACAGAGAGATTCTTGAGGATCTGATTAAAGGTGCAACTGCCGGTACTTATTACTGGTCGCGTTCACCTGGGCTGTTCGTAAATCGTACAACCGGTTCTGAGATTGGTGCATCTTCGGCTGCTCCTGACTTCACCGGTACTGTTTCTGAGTGGTATGAGACACTTCTGGAAACGGTTAACGATGTTTCAGCACAAATTCACCGCAAGACGCTTCGTGGTGGCGCAAACTTTATTGTTTGTAGTCCAGAGGTTGCTTCGATTCTTGAGTTTACTGCTGGTTTCCGTGCATCGGTTGCTGTCGATGAGAACAAGGGCACTGCAGGCGCTCAAAAGGTTGGTTCGGTTAGTAAGAAATGGGACGTTTACGTCGATCCTTACTTCCCCCGTAACGTGCTTCTTGTAGGACGTAAGGGCAATAGCTTCCTTGAGAGTGGCTATGTATACGCACCTTATGTACCGTTGCAAGTTACTCCCACTATCTTTGGTACGGAAGACTTCGTACCACGTAAGGGTGTCATGACTCGTTACGCCAAGAAGATGGTTCGACCTGATATGTATGGTCTGGTTGTTGTTCGAGGTCTCTTAGGTGAGGCTGGAGCTACTGCCTAAAAACTAATTTAGTTTAGTTTTAAACTTGACCCCGGTTTCTTCGGAGACCGGGGTTTTTTATTTCCCACAAAGTAAAATACTTTCAAAAACAGCGTTGCTCAAATTTTGACGGCCCCAATTTTTTGAGATTTTACTTTTTAAGGAACTATTTATTATAATCAAGGAGATTCCCCATGGGCAAGAAAAGAAAAATGATAGCAAAAACTCAGAAATATGGTAAAAAGTATGCTCAACATCCAGCTTTGAGCACTCAGGAAGTTGAGGTCGAGGAAGTTAAATTTGAGCCGATTGTCAATCCGACTATAGAGGCGCCTAAAGAGAAAACTGTCAAGGTAGAACCAAAAGAGGCTCCAAAACCAAAAGAGGCTCCAAAAAAGACAACCAAGACGACCACAAAAAAGAAATCAATGTGGCCCAGCGCTAAAAAAAGCACAAAGACCACTTCTAAGAAATAACATTTAGTTTTTTGTCTCTCTCTCAACTATTTACTGAGAGGAGATCAAATGAATGGCCACACCCACTTTAAGTCCAGTTTCACAAACCAGCGCAGTTGTGCTAACTACAGGCAGCGCTCCGTCTGACGTTGAAGATAATACTAGTTTACCTTTTGGGCTGTATTCAAATACAGCATCCGGTCTTTTTTCTCAATATTTTTGCTCTGGAGCCGCAGAACAAGTATCCTATACATATAAAAAATTAGGTGGCGATGTTTTAGACATTGAGTTGACTGATAACAATATTTATGCAGCTTACGAAGAAGCAGTTTTAGAATATTCTTACATTGTTAATATACATCAGGCTAAAAATGCACTTTCTGATCTTCTTGGGGCTACAACTGGAACATTTGATCATGAGGGTCAACTACAATCTGGAGATTCCCTAGAGGGTACAAATGTTAATTTAAAATTCCCTCGATTCGAGTTTGCCTATTCTCGTCGAGTTGGATATGGAGTTGCAACTGAGATTGGTTTTGGTGGAGAGGTTCCAATTTATTCTGCTTCTTTTGATACAGTCACTAACCAGCAAGACTACGATTTGCAACAAATAGTTTCTTCATCTGCAGCAAATAGTTTATCTTTGCCATATTATGGTGAAGTGGGCGATAAAAAAATTAATATAACGAAAGTTTATTATAAAACCCCGCATGCAATGTGGAGGTTTTATGGGTATTATGGTGGTATAAACACAGTTGGCAACTTGGCTAGTTATGGTCAGTGGGCAGATGACTCAACTTTTGAAATCATACCAACGTGGCAAAATAAGTCACAAGCTATGGCTTTTGAAGATGCCATTTACACCAGAAACAGTCACTATTCTTACGAGATTAAAAATGGAAGACTTCGCCTTTTCCCATCTGCTGTCGAATCGAGCCCAAGCAAAATTTGGATAGAGTTCTTTGTGGATTCAGATCCATGGTCAGAGCCAGACACAGAAGGGAGAGGTGGTAAATCTGGAATCGATGGTATTAATAATTTAAATACACTGCCTTACGAGAATTTACCTTATGAGAATATCAACTCTATAGGAAAGCAGTGGATTAGAAGATTTGCCCTATCTCTCTCTAAAGAAACATTAGGAAATATAAGAAGTAAATTTGCGACTATACCAATTCCTGGTGATAGCGTTACTTTAGACGGCCCAGCGCTCTTATCACAGGCACAAGCAGAGCAAGAAAAGCTTAGAGAGGAATTAAAAACAACTCTAGATGAACTAACATATCACAAGCTGATGGCTGAAGACGCAGCACTTATGGAGTCAGTTAATACAATTAATAAATTAATTCCTTTAAAGGTATTTGTGGGGTAATTTAAATGGCAGACGCAACAGACAAAAATAAGTGGTCACAACCTGCTTCACCTCCACCTCCATTATTTTTAGGAGAGAAAGAAAGAGATTTAGTAAAGCAGGTTAATGATGAACTAATTGAAAGAGTTGTTGGCCAAGAGATAATTTATTATCCCATAAGCCTGGAACATACCAATTTTCACCCGCTATATGGAGAGGCTGTAGAAAAAAGCTTCCTATCTCCAATAAGAGTCCATGTTTTGGTTGTGTGGGAAGGCTATGCCACCACAGTCAGCAATTTGGGTATTGATAAGAGATTATCTTTGACAGTTAATTTTCACAGAAGAAGGCTTACAGAAGACCAAGACTTATATATTCGAGAGGGTGACTTTATATTGTATGGTGATGACTTTTTTGAAATTGCAACAATTGACTACCCAAAGCAGATATTTGGCCAAGGCCATGATGGTTGGGAACGAATATTCGAAGCTCAGGCCAAGTGTATAAAAGCAAGAGAAGGCACGTTTGATGCTAGTTAATTATAAAAGGGATTAATATGGAAGAGTACACAATATCAAGAAGTGACGGATGCACCGCAACTGGAACAAAAGTTGATGGTAAGGTAAACGGCACCGTGACAGTAACTTTCCCTAATGGCGTAATTAAATTATTGGGTGATTATGTGTATAACGTACCCGTTGGTTTGCACCAAGAATGGGATGAAGATGGTGATTTAGTTACCACATCTTTGTACAGTAATGACGGCAGACTGCTTGAAGTGGATGGCAAACCCATTCCAAATGACGAGGAGCAACCCTAATGGCAACTATTACTGTTGGTAGCGGAGGAGACCACGCATCTATACAAGCTGCTCTCTCAGCAGGAGCAGTCAGTAATGGCGATACAATACAACTTGTCTCTGGGTATAGTGTGGATGAGAGGATACAACCCAGCGGACTTGATAGCATTACTGTAATAGGAGACGTTGAAAATCCTGGCAACTATGATGTCTATTACAGTAATCCCGGCACTTCTTACGGTTATAAAACCATAGATATGAACAACTGTACTAACTGGACTTTTAAAGGATTTAAAGGGCGATATACGGGAGATTTCTCCACCTCTAGTGGTTTTTTACACGGTGGATATGGTGACAACGGTGGACATCTTCTCGAAGATATGATAATTGAGACATCGGGATATTATGGGGTGTCGGGCATGGGCGACAACACAACTTATCGCCGCTGCAAGTTTGACGGATCATTTCACACTGCCGCCGACAACGCATACTTATTAGGTCCAGATTCTACTAACGCTTCAGGGTCTCTTGTTGAATCGTGCTTTGTTTTAAACGCATCTTACATATGTATCTACTTAGGCACTAATGGCAACCCTGGCCCTACGATAAAAAACACTACCGTATACAATAACCGCACAGCGGGTAATGCTTCGTCTATAGGTATATATGTATTAGGCGATAATGCTAAAGTCTATAATACAACGGTGGGTATGGATTGTCTAACTTCCGATGGATTTACAGGTGACAAAGCGCTGCTCTATGGCAGTCCGACAACATCAACAGCTTCCCATTGTGTCCTTTGGGGGGCGCGTTGGTCTTCTGATAACATTAACACTAACGTTGGATCGACATCCAATATAACAAAAGGTTCTGGCGTTTCTTCAAATGCTGTAGTATTCAACAGTGTTGCTAGCGCTGACTACACTCCGTTCAGCGGTTCGGGCGCTTTGTTGTTTGAAAAGGGAAGTTCAACATTCGCGCCAACATTAGGTCTTGCTCGTAATTCTTTTAGAACACCACCCTCAATCGGTGCATATGCGTACTATGTGGCACCTGCTAGCGACCCTAAGCGCAAAACCAATGGAAGTAAAATAAAGAGAACCACTGGTGTTAAAGATGTCGCTAAGGAGCTAGAAAGTAGTAATAAATTTCTAGATGAGTTTTTTGTAAACCCCTCCAATTTCGAAACAATTGATTACGCATTTTATGATTTTATTAATGATAAGATGCAAATTAGAGCAAATACTAATAAGGGGTGGAAAAAAGTAACTTTAGTCTGGTCTTCCCCAGAGAGGGTTTATTTTTCTAAAAAAGATAAAGATATATATGATATTGATGGCACCCTTATTTACCCTATTATAAGTATTCAGAGGACTTCCATGACAAAAGATCTAGCCAAGAAGGGTAAATATTTTGGTGCACCAACCCAATTTACAGATCCGATAAGAGGTGGTAGAATTGCTATTTCTCAAAAAATAGTTAGCGATAAGACAAATAATTTTGCCATAGCTCAAAATATAAGAAAGTTTAATAATGTAAATCGAACACCGGGAAGACAACCGTATTATCCTCTAGTTGAAAAGAAAAATAAGAAAGTTGTAATAGAAACCCTTTCAGTACCACAACCAGTGTATGTGAGTATGGGTTATCAAGTTACCCTACAATCAAACTATCAACAACATATGAATCAAATGTTACAGCCATTTGTGACGTTAGGCGGCCACATAAATTCCTTTTTGATAGAAAAAGATGGCCACAAATATGAAACGTTTTTACAGTCAGATTTGTCGCAAAACAATAATATTTCATCATTCGATCAGGAGGAGAGAGTTTTTCAAACTACTGTTAATTTTGAAGTACTTGGTTATGTCATAGGCGAAGGAAAAAACCAGGAGAGACCAAAAGTTACTAGAAGAGAGAACGTAGTAGATGTAAAATTGCCACGCGAGCGAGTTATTTTGAGCGATGAGCAAGATTTTGACCCAAAAAGTGGATTTTATAGAGATTAAAATTATAAAAAGGTTTTTGCTTTATTGGACTACTATTTATTAAAGAAATAACGCCCTCTGTTTAAAGGAGAAACAGTATATGTCTTATAAGAAATTTAAGTTTATATCGCCGGGAATTTTTATCAATGAAATTGATAATTCTCAATTACCCGGATTGCCGACCGCTATTGGACCCGCGGTTGTTGGTAGATTAGAGCGAGGCCCCGCACTTAAGCCCGTTCAAGTTAATTCATTTTCGGATTTTATAGAAGTTTTTGGTAAGCCCATTGCTGGTGGCAAAGGTGGTGATGTTTTCCGCTATGGAAACTATACTTCTCCCACGTATGCAGCATATGCGGCACAAGCATGGTTGCGCAATAATTCTCCTATAACAATGGTTAGACTTTTGGGGCAAACACACAAAGATGCAACTAGCGAAGGCTATGCTGGGTGGAAAACTGCAGACAGCGTTGGGGATAGCGCAACGGGCGCCAACAACAACGGCGCATATGGGTTGTTTATTTGCGAAAGTGGATCAAGCACAATGTTTAATTTGACTAGCGCTGCCGAGAATACATATGCTACCCGCGGCGCTGAGGGTACCTTAGCAGCAGTTTGGTATCTCACAGCAGGAAGCATCCAACTTTCTGGAAATGTTGCTAGCTCTGGGACTACTACTTCAGCTAGCTCTTCCGCTTTTACCTTTTATGAAGCCGCAGACACAGGGCCGACATTTAAGGCGATAATTAAAGATGGCAGTGGTAACAAAGTTATCGACTCTTCTTTCAACTTTGACCCCGATTCTCCACGGTTTATTAGAAAGGTTTTTAACACAAACCCAATTAAAACGAATAGTACAATTGTCGGCAGCGACAACGACACAAATTATTGGCTTGGAGAATCATTTGAGGGCCACGTTCGAACTTATAATCATTCGGGATCCCAAATTGGATTTAACAATCAAACTGCAGCCAAAACATATGGCGCTATTATGCGCTTAGGTACACCAGATGGTAGTACCGATGCTGGAGACAACACAATGTCTCCAACCAAAAGTCCTAAACAACAAATGGCAAAAACTGGATGGTTTATTGCTCAAGACTTATCTACTACATTCGATGAATATGACGCATCACAGATGCAAAAGTTGTTTAGGTTTGTTAGTCGTGAATTGGGTGAAGAGACTCAACGTAAAATCAAAATAAGCATTAAAGACCTTAGAGCATCAGACCCTCTAGACTCAAATCAATATGGCACTTTCACTGTTTTGATTCGAGACATTGCAGATACTGACGCTAGTCCAACAATCTTAGAACAATACAATAATTGCAACTTAGATCCCGGTTCTAGCAACTATATAGGTCGCAAAATTGGTAATAAGTTTACTGAATGGGATGATACGGATCGAAGATATAGGTCTTTTGGCGACTTCGCTAATGTCTCTAACTACATTTATGTTGAAGTACATAGCGATGTAGAGCGAGGCGTAGCAAATGAAAAGTATTTGCCCTTTGGTGTAATTGGACCACCTCGCTACGTTGGCTGGGGTACGACTGCAAGCGGCAATATTTCTCAATATGGCGCCACATCTTCTATCTCCGGCGCCGCAGGCGCTTTTGTACAAGTCGCCGTCAGTGACCCACATGCAGGCACGAGTGGAACAGCATCGTCCGGAACACTTCCGGGAGGCACCTTAGACAACCTTATTCTTAATGCTCAATTTAAGTTCCCAGAATTAAGACTGAGAGTTAGCTCTTCGGAGGGCGCCTCCTTAACAGATCCTAAAGACGCCTATTTCGGCGTTGATGTGTCCTATAATGGTTCTCGCGGCCTAGACCACAGTACTTTTGACGTACTTCGAACCAAATGTGTGGACTTAACTTGGGACGCAACTTCGGGCAAAACAGAAGATATGTGGTATTTCTCGCTCGATGATGTTCGAAATGTTAATGTGACCGATGCAAATTATAGTGGGAGTTATAGCACACAAGCTGTGTGGGCTTCCGGCTCTAGACATGATGGTCTTTCCTACACCGCACACACAGGCTCAAAGGATGCAACAACTGCTGGCCCATCTGCCGCTAGTTACCTCAATGTTATTGATGACGATAATGGTGGTGACACTGCAGGGTGGAAACAGTTTACTACTTGTTTGGCCGGTGGCTCTGACGGTCTAAATATCAAGGAAAGTGATCCATTTAGAAATACCGGGTTAAGTGGTAAAACTGAAACAGACAGTTCAGCCTATAATTCAGTTTCAGTAGCTATCGATTCTTTGAGAGATTCGGAAGTTGTGGAATACAACTTGTTGGCAATGCCAGGACTTACAGACAATACGCTTAATAATAAGTTGATTGATATGTGTGAACTGAGAGGTGATGCATTGGCAGTTGTTGACTTGCATGGTGGCTACACACCACCACACGAGAGTAGTGGAACGAGAACTGATCGCAAGGGCAATGTAAAAACCGTTGTGAGCAATAAGAAAAATACGCTTCAAGTTAATAGCAGCTATGGATGCGCCTATTACCCATGGGTACAAATTAGAGACACCATTAACGGTGTTACTCTTTGGGCGCCCCCTTCAGTTGTCGCCTTGGGTGCGATGTCTTATGGTGAGGCAAATTCTCAGCTTTGGTTTGCACCTGCAGGCTTTACAAGAGGTGGCTTAAGTGCTAATCGTGCTGGTGGTGTACCTGTTGTTGGAGTTGAAGAAAAGCTCACAGTTAAGCAACGCGATAGGCTCTATGAGAACCAAATTAATCCGATTGCTTCTTTCCCAGCAGAAGGTATCGTAATCTTTGGGCAGAAAACACTTCAAGTGAGTGCATCTGCCTTAGATAGAATCAACGTTAGAAGACTGCTAATCTTCTTGAAAAAGCAGGTTTCTAGATTCGCCTCAACGATTCTTTTTGATCAGAATGTTGATGTTACTTGGGCTAGGTTTAAGTCTAAAGTGGTACCATTCCTATCAGATGTTAAAGCTGGTCTGGGCTTAACCGATTATAAAGTCGTGTTGGATGAAACAACCACAACACCAGATCTTATGGATAGGAACATTATGTATGCGAAAATCTATATTAAACCTGCGCGTTCAATTGAATATATTGCAATTGATTTCATTATTACCAACACAGGAGCATCTTTTGAGGATTAAAAATTCAACTTAGTTCTATTTAATTATAGAAGGAGACTTTAAGCTAATGACAATTCAACAAGATCAATTCTGGAGCGCCTCTACGGTCGACCCAAAAAGAAGTTATCGGTGGATTTTGCTTTTAAACAAAATTCCTACATATGTTATTAAAACAGCTGGAAAACCGAGCTTTACCATTGAGGGGATTCAACATCAATTTGTTTCTCACACTTTTCACTATCCTGGGAGAATCCAGTGGAATGAACTTAATATAACATTGGTTGATCCTGTTTTTCCGGACGCGTCTGCTATTGTGGTTAAAACTCTCCAAGCCTCTGGTTATGCCATTCCTGGTAAATATACCGATGCAAAAAGATCTTTTAGTAAAAAAGATGGTGTCAAAGCTCTTGGAGTGCCTCAGATGGAGCAAATTGATGCAACGGGTAACGTCATTGAAAGGTGGACGCTCCAAAATTGTTGGTTGTCGGCTGTGAATTTTGGGGAACTTACATATGAAAGCGACTCAATGATCAATGTCCAATTAACACTTAGATATGACTGGGCTGAATATGAAGGACAGCCAGATCCGAAAGCGGCACTTCCGATTCCTGAGAGCGTTATGACTAACGGCATGGATCAGCCTTCGACGATTACAAACTATCAAACTGAATTGGGACTCACACGAAGCCCATCAGCAGGTCTCGCAACTTAAAAAGTGGAGCACCCTTAAATTATGCCTGAGTTCCCAATGTTTAGTCCAAAAGCTTTTCAATTCTGGTCTAATAGCGAAGCGCGACCAAAAAGAGTTTTTGAGGCTATTTTGATCTTTCCAGATCTTATTTTTGGCGGCGATGGCTTACAAAATATTGAACCCTATTTAATAACATCTTTTAGTCGCCCCGGTTATTCTTCAATTGAGGCAACGACCGCAGAATATCAGTTAAAATCTGGTGATTTTGCGAAAATTAGCTATCCGACACAGGGTTTTAAAACAAACCCTCTGAAAATTACGCTTTTGGATGTTGTAAATCACAACAAAGGTGCGAACACTGCAGCTGCCGTGCATACATCTTTAGTGCTTCAAGGGAAAACTAGTACATTTGCTGATAGAACAATGCTGGTACGGGAAGATCAGCCACCGGAAGTGCTCCAAACATCATGGATGGAATACCCAAGAGTGTTTCATATTATTGAATTTGATAATGCTGGTCGCACCGTTGGAGAATGGATAATAGAAGATCCAGTACAGACATCAGTTAGTTTTTCCCCTATAAATTATAAAGGGTCAGGCTTTGGCACTATTGATATGACTTTTGAATATAAGAATTTTGAATATTTAAGTTCATGGGGAGATCGCCTTTTGTCCGAGAGATCAAAGGATATGGGTCGAGCGTGGAATCCCTACTCAACAGCGTTGGATAAGGCAGCAGACTGGTGGACAGATAAGATGAACTGGACTAGTATGTTTGGCGAATCAAAAGAAAAAGCTTAAAATAAGCAAATATATATAATATAATTTAATTTAGTATAAAGAGAGGTTAATATGGCTAATAGAAATGAAGGTCGCTTAAGCGCAGCGCCACCGGTAGATCTACCACCTTCACAGGAGCACACTCCAAGCGCCCCTAATGTACCACAAACATTGAACTTTATTACACCAACAGAATTTGTTGAACTTCCTAGTGGTGGAAGTTATTATCCACCAAATCACCCGCTTCACAATCAAGAGGTTATTGAAATCAAACACATGACAACCAAAGAAGAGGACATATTAACCTCTCAAGCCCTATTAAAAAAAGGGCTAGCTTTGGATAGAATGCTTGAAAGTATTATTGTTGATAATCGAGTTAGAGTCGATGATTTACTTCTTGGGGACAAAAACGCCCTTATTGTTGCAGCGCGTTCCCATGGATATGGCATGTTGTACGAAACGACCGTCAAATGCCCTTCATGTGGTGAGAGTCAACAATATAATTTTAATTTGGGCGCCCTGCAGTCTTCTAAAGTTTCTGAAGAGCTATTGGAAGAAAAGGGAATCAGTCTTACTGAGAGAAATACTTTTTTAATTCCAATTCCAGAAACTGATTTTACTGTCGAGGTAAGGCTTTTAACCGGATACGACGAAAAGAAGATCAATGAGACCATTCAACACAAAAGAAAACGCAACTTTCCAGAAAGCCCAGTTACTGATTTCTTGAGAAGCTTAATAATTTCAGTAAATGGTGTCACGGAGCCTAATTCTCTAAATGGGTTCATTAATACACTTCCAGCAATTTATGCTCGCTATATTAGGAAAACTTATGATAAGCTAGTTCCAAGCTTAGATTTAAGTCATGATTTTAAGTGTTCACATTGCGGTCACAGTGATTTACTGGAGGTTCCGCTTAATGCGGACTTTTTTTGGTCTAACTCATGAGTATATTCAAAGCATTTATGAACAATTTTTCTATATGAAATATTATAGTAATTGGTCGTTAATGGAATTGTATAATCTTCCTGTTGGGCTACGCGGTTGGTATTTTGAAAAGCTTTTGAAACAGAAAGAAAAGGAAGCTGAAGCCAAAAAACAACCACAAAGACGCTAGCCTATATAATAATAAAAAATTACACTGCTTAACTATTTATACATGTACAGGTTTGTAGGGAGTATTTTATAGTATGTCAGACAAAACTCTTCAAGAGACGATTGCGGCCCTGGAAGAAGCCAATTTAGAAAATTTGGTGGATTCTCTGAACAGCGCTGCGGATGAGGTGGCTCAAATTAAAAACGCCACTGCTGACTTTGTGACCCAGATGCGCGAGGGAAAACAAACAGCCGAGGCAATGAAGCAAGTCATCAAAGACATGGGCACCGACTTTGTAGATCAAAACGACAGCGCCCAAGTACAAGTTCAAATCTATAAGCTCTTAGGAAACCAACTAAAAGCAAACAATACAATAAGCGCAGAAAAAAAGAAGCTCTTATTAGAACAAATAGAAGCAAATGAGAATATAATCGCTCAGACCAATACACAAGTTAGTGGCCAACAGCAGCTGCGAACCGCACTCACCAAAAATGTTCAACAGACTAAACTTTTTGACACCGCCATTAGGTCAACAGGCAAAAGTTTTAGTAATGCGATAAATCAAGGCGATTTGCTCACCAGCACTCTTGCTAGGGGAGTCGATGTCCTCACAGACAAAACTGCCAATTTTGCTGGTCAATATGAAAAAGATGTAATGGATAAGTTTCCACAGCTAGCTGGTTTTCTTGGCGCTGGAGTAGCCCAAAACGATAAGTTAGCTGGTGCTATGATGAGTTTAGCAAATACTGTAAAATCCCTATATATGGAATTTAGCAATTTAACTACAGGGTTTGTTGAATTTACTGGCCAAGTAATAAAGGGTGACGCAGCAGTTTCTAATTTTACTGGTCGCGTTATAAAACTTCAAAGAAGAAATAGAATGCTTGGCGTGACAGTAAAAGATGTCACCGAAGCATATACAGGGCTGACAAAGGCCTCCAGAACTTATGGAATGTTGTTGGGCACTAACGCAAAAAGAAATATAGCTGCAGCAGATCAGTTAACAGAAATGGCCCTAACATTTAAAAAAGTGGGCTTAGGAACAGAAGGCTTCGGTAAAGCAGTCGATGTTTTAGGAAAAACTTATCGTCGCAGCGATATTCTTAAACAAAGTAAGCTATTGGGAGCCGAATTTGTCAACATTGCTCGTGTAACTGGCCAAAGCGCCGACATGGTAAGTAAAAACTTTGACTCGGCAATGAAAAATTTAGCAGCATATTCACTACCCAAGGCCAAAGATGAGTTTAAAAAGCTCTCTATCATCGCTGCTACGACTGGAGTGGAAATGAGCAAGGTTATGGATGTTGCATCAAGATTCGATGACATCGAAAAAGCAGCAAATGCTGTTGGTGAATTGAATGCAATGATGGGCGGTCCTTATCTCAATACTCTAGATATGGTCAATGCCTCTGAATCAGAGCGTATTGAAATGTTGAAGGACATGATGACCCAAAGCGGCGAAAGCTTTGCTGAAATGGATAGGTTCAAGAAAAAAGCAATTGCCCAGTCGGTGGGTATGGATGTTCAAGCCGCAGCTAGAATGTTTGGGGCCCAACAAGGTGAAATTGATAGTGCAACTCAGGCTGTTGATAAAAATGGTGCCTCTTATGAGAGATTGGGTATGGCAGCATCAGCATCAGCAGTATCAATCCAAGATCAAATGGAGGCGACGAAACAAAGTACATTTTTACTCAACAAAGCATATACAGAATCTCGCAAATTGATTAACTTAGTCAACAGACAAGTAACTAAGTTGGGTGACACATTTAGGAGAGATATTGGTGGAATAGCTGTAGGCTCATTACAAGCGATGCATAAAGAGATAAACAAAGTATTTACAGCGCTGGAATCGGGAGACAAAAAAGGCGCCTTGGAACAATTTGCGAAAATTGCTGGCGCCTTCGCCATCGCGGGAAAAGAAGGTGTCGTATCTGGAGTCATAGCTAAAACGGCAGCCGAACAGTCGACAGGTCAGGCGCCAAATCCGCTAGATCCCACTCCAACACCAGTAGAAGCCACCACTGAAACACCCGCTGCCGGTCCTCAGATCACGCCAGCGCAACCGCAAATGACCCAAGCAAACCAAAATATGACGGATATATTTATGGGCATGGACACTATTCCCAGCCCATATGCTCAGGGCCCCCAATTACAGGAAGTAGCTAACGCAGTATCTGTAGCTGTTGCAGATGCGATCAAGAACCAGCCAGCGCCTAATGTTTATTTAAATAATGATTTAGTAAGTATGCATGTTACGTCGCTAGCTTAGTTAACTTAAAAAGGAGAATTGATAAAGAAATGGATTTGAAACCCCTAGAGAGCAAAAATATCAGAAAAAGCGGCTATAAAACGTTAGATATAGTCCCCTTGCACATAAATCATCCTGGTATTTCGTTACCTGTGGAAAATTTAGATATTAGTCAACAATTTAGCCCCTCTTATAATAAAGAGGAGGTTTATGGTCGTATGGACCCAATCGTTACTTACAAAAACACAGGTCGTTCAATGAGGTTCTCTTTTAGCTGTCAAGCTCATCACTATTTTGATGGAAATCTAGGAGTTTCAGATAATGTTTATCAGATAAATTTATTAACGCAATTTCTTTATCCAGCGTATCAGTCGACCGACTCAACTAAAAGCCTTTTGAGATCACCTCCCTTTTTTAGAATTAGGTATGGTAGTTATGTTGGAAGTTATAGTGGTACTGGCGTTTCCACGGGCTTAACTGGCTATATAACTGGCTTTAGCCACCAATTGGGTAAGATTGCAAGAAATATGGCATATGCCTCAACTGCAGAGGGCAATCATTTAGCAGTTCCTCGCGAAATAAAAGTTAGCTTTTCCTTTGAAGTAATACACGATAAAGATGTTGGTTGGCGCCGCGCAGGAGAAAAGGACAAATTTAGTATAAATGGCTATGATGGGGAATTTCCATATCGAAGCGGCTTTAACAGTACTTCCGCACCAATTGAGACACCATCCGAAGATGACCCACCAACTCAGAAAGAAAATGTTGACGAGGCTAGCGGAGACGGAAAACCTGCAATTAAAGCCTCTGCGGAAAACAGTCCCGAAGAAGAAAGTAGCACTGCCAAAAAGGGCGCGAAATCGGTTGGAAAACGAGTGGAAAGCAAAAATACAGAGCGTATACTCAGTCCCAGCCATGACTATGAGGGCGCTGCGGGATTGAAGGGCCGTAGCACTTATAGATTGGATAAGATATAAGGTGAGAGGATAAGAAATTATGGCATACAATTATTCAAGATATCAAAACATTCCGACATTTAAAAATGTTGATCCAAGCTATATAAATCAGTTTACTGCTAGGAAAGTCAACAATGTTGTTCAACACACAACAGTTGAGTTTGGTTGGTCTCCTGATTTTGATGTTGAAAAAGAATATTGGGGCGTTGGCTTTCGCTTCTATAAACTAGCAGATAAATATTATGGTGACACATCTTTGTGGTGGATTATACCTTGGTTCAACCAAAAGCCCTTGGAGAGTGATTTTGAAGCTGGAGATCCAGTGTTAATTCCTCTTCCATTGGAAAGGGTTTTAAGTTTTTTTAGATAAAGAATAGATGGAGAAAAGAGTTAATAATGGCTAGAGATTGTGGAAAAGGAAAATCAGCAAAAAAGGCAGTAAAGCAAACTTCTAAAAGGCCCTGGCTTAGACAGGGCTATTTAATGGTCCGTGCGCCCTCTCTTGTAAAACCGTTGGAAGAGAATCATAAACAAAGCCCCTATATAAAACAAATTTTTGTACCAAAGACGGACGGATCCTCTACGATTAATATGCTAACAACAAACCCTTCTGTGCTTTCGTTCTTCAATGGTCGGCCCGTTGATTATAGTCAATTGGTACCACACATTGAATTATATAAAGTATACATACACAATAAAGAAGAAATTGAAGAGTATGAATTTCCCTTTAAGAGCTTTTCAGATTTTACAAAAGATTGGCCTTCTCCTATGAAAAATATTCTTTTTAGGGGTCGAGATGCAGGTATTCAATCAATAGATGTTAAAATGGAAGGTCGAGGAAGAAACCCAGTATCTGCAAATGTGATGGACATAAAAATTAAATTTTTCTTTAATGACACTTTGACCTTGTTCAAACGCCTTCCAAAAGAAATAAAGGGACATTCAGTTAGTTATTCAGATTTAATTAGATATCCTCCCTCAATGCAGGGTTCTGCAACTGGCTTAAATAGCAAAGCATTTAGAATAAGGCTAAGATTGGGATGGTCCATGTTAACTGGAGAGGGCTCACATATTGCTTCACAACCGAATTCCAAAGACTTTGTTAGCGCAGTTCAGGACAGTAAAATTTCAATTACTGCCGACTTATACACTCACCAAATGGAATTTAATAGTGACGGCTCTCTAACCATCACCGCACACTATAAGGGCGCCCTAGAATCTGCTTTTTCCTCACAGGTTTCTAATATACTTAGAAATCAAGGGGGAAACAATGAACTGAACAAAATGAATGCAGCTATTAAGCGAGCGGAAGATTCTCTTCTCCGAATAAAACTTGGAGAACGTTACAATTATATTGAGTCTACTGAAAAATTAGCAGAAGAAACAGAAAAACTTTATAAATACAGAGATATGTTAGATAAAGCAGCTGAACAATCAAAAGATCAGTTTCCCAAAGATTTGCTTGAGCAATTCAAAAAAGTAGAACAGGCTACAAACGCTCTTCGTAAAAAATATCCAGGTAGCAAATCACCAATCCAGGCGCTAACAGCCGCAACTAAAGACACTACTGCCGCTCAAATTAGAGATGAGTTAAGGAAGATGGATAATAACCTTAAGGCCGCTGAGAAAAGGTCAAAAGCCTTAAAGAGTGCAAAAGCGAAAGGTCGCTCCACAAGAAAAAAAGTAGCTGCTCAGAAAAAAGCGATCAAAGCACTGAAAACGTCAAAGAGCCGATATGAACGGGCGATGAAAGGTAAACATCTTTTTTCTTATGTAGAGTTTTTGCGAACTCAAAACAAAATAGCATATGTTACAACAGGTAGAAAAAGCGAGTTTAATACATACGTCGACATGATAAACACAGCAATCGAAAAGGGAGGATCGGAAAGTTCAGCTGAAAAAATTAATAGATTGCAGGGGGAGCTAGAAGGAGATGAGCCTAGATCAGAACATAGATATCAACTTGAGCTTGGACCCATGTGGGACGAAAAAGAATACCTAATGGAAAAGTATGGCGACTTAGGAGTTGACACTGTTTTAAGTCTGCAAGCCGGTATGTCACTCTTAAGAGATGATTTGATATCAGATGCGCCTGAGCCCGACACCATTCCAGAAAAAGCAGCTACGAAGATAAAAAAGAAGCCAAAGCGTAGACGAAAAGGCAAGCGAAAGGTGTCACGCGGAACAGCAAAAGACGCGGTGGTTTGGGATTTTGAATCCCCTCGATGGGTGAAGGGTGATAAACTTTATTATTTCAGATTGGGAGATTTATTAACTTCAATATTAGAAAAGGGGGATTTTGGAAAAACCATTGAAGAGGAATCTCCTAATTTTAAAGTTTTTTTGGGAGAATATGATATTCCTGAGAGTGGAAATACAACCAAACGTTTTAATTTATATAATCTTCCAATATCTTTAGAGATATTTCATCTTTTTGTGGCACAAAAGATTGTAGGAACGGGCAGAAAAAATTATCCACTTTTGAATTTTACTTTTGACTTAATTAAGTTTGTGATGGACAAAACTCAATCTGTTTTTTCCCATTCTTCTGATTTTGTTTCTGTGTCACTTATACCGCCCAACTTTAAGATGGATTTAACCTCAATCGACTTGCCCTCAAAAGAGCTTGAAAATGCCCTAGAGGGAGAAAGAAAAGAATTTTTACAGCTAAAAAATAATAGTACTATTAACACGCTAAAGGTGACAAGCATCAAAAACACTTCGAATTGTTTTGTTTTACACTCTAAAAGAAAATTAGAGGCCGGTGAGATGTCCCCCTATAGAGGAGATATCAAAGAGGATGAGCAGCGCGGCATATTCCACTTTTTTGTCGGCGGTCCAGATCGCGGCATACTTAAAAAAATCGACTTTAAACAAGCCGGTAACAGCCTATTTTCGACTGCCCTCATGAGAAATGGACAAAGCGGCGGCGCCGAGACTAGAAATGGCGTGATTAAGCCATCAAAATTTTCATGCGAACTGACGCTAGTTGGAAATCCTTTCTTTTTTATTGGGCAAATGATTTATATTAATACCTCTCTTATAAGTGGGGGTAACTTTGAGCAAAATGTTATATTGAATGGAGGCTATTATGTCGTTACAGCCGTTGAAAATATCTTTACAAATGATCGCTGGGAAACAAAAATAAAGGGTGTTTTGAATATCCCAGATCATGCAATTCCGGGCCGAAAAGAAAGACTTATGTCTGCCTGGACGTCCGTTGGCGAGTTAGATAGCGTGACGAGAGGCCGTGTGCAGGAGAATCTAGACAAGGACGGCAAGGCGCTAAATGAAGCAACTAATAGAAGCACTAAGACGCCCAAAATCCCGAGGACCAAATAATGCATTTAAATTCTATTTATACCGGGAGAAAAGAGTAAATGGGTGTAATATTTCCAAAGCCATGGGGGAAAAATGATTTAGCAAACCCTCACATGTTTTCGGAAAGATTAAAGTATAAACAAAAATCTTTCAATGGCGCCGACCCAATTCCAATTGACATGCTATATGAGAAACCTTTCTATGGGAAGGTTGATAAAAAGGGTCGTACAATTTATCCGTCTGAAGTCAACATGGAACAAATTCCGGGATCTGGATTGTTAATGGTTCATGATTTTGTTGCGCATGCTTTTTCGAGGCTCAAGTCAGAGGTAGAATTAATCGCGTCTTTTAAAAATCACAATTTTGCTAGTATGTTTCCTTCTGGCTATGTTCCAGTTTCGGCAATGCATAATTTCCATAAGCTATATCAAAACCATTTTGTTGATAATGTATATAATGTTTTTATAAACAATTGGATAATTGGCACTTCCAGAAAAAGACATATAAGAACTTTTCCTAATTTTGTAAAACAATTTGTTGATTTTTCTGAATTTATGAACGATCAGTTCCCAGTAACTAAAACAGGGTTTATAATGTCTCCGATGTGCCCTCACGCAATAAGTGGTTTCATAATTGAGCTTGAAGGGCTTGACAAAGATGATGATAGTAAAAAATATGATGGCTGGATATCCAACCCATCTTTTCGAAAATATGCAAGATTAGTTGCTGCATTTGGCTTTTATGTAGATAAAAATTGCCCATGGAGAATAGCTGCTAACTTAGACCATCCATACATGACCCAAAACGCAATGCCAGCATATGGAACTTCATATGAGGACGGGAGAATGTTTAAAGATTATTTCTATCAAGCAGAATATTACTCATACGAAGACTTTAAAGTTAGAATGTGGTATGGCTATAGATCCTTATTGGTTGATAATGATACAAATACGTTTGGTTTAATAACACAGGTTCGCAATTGTACAAGAGAGACGCATGCAGATCTTCTTTCACAGTCTTTTAATACAAAGTGGAAAAAAGGATTTCTAAAAGAAATTTCTGAAGATTTTGATAAATTTTTATTAGAATACCCAGATTCTTTTTTTCTGCCACATTATTTTAAAATCCGCGTGTCAGAGAGCGGTAAAAAAATGAAGGATAATCAATACAACGCCAAGTTAAGAAATATTTTAAAAATTAATGAATTGCATGGCATCAGTAGAGCATTATTAGCTATAGGTGACATTACAAAACAATCCAACATATATCTCAAGAACGAAAATGCAGAATATCCTCGTAAAATAAAATATTTTGGAAAAAGTATAAGTTCGGGCTTGCATTCTTATAAAGAACGTGATAAAGTAGCCAGTGAAGATATTAAAACATCCAATATCATGACGGATTCAGAATATCTATAAAGAGGATATCACGTAAAAAATGATCTTTCAAACGTTTGATGATAAAAAAGATTGTATTGCTGTTTATGTAGATAATCAGCTTTTTTTGGAAAAACTGCCAAAGAGAAAATCCCTAACTCACACGTGGGATTATTCCGAAAGCTTACAAAAACCAGACATTAGATATGCTAAGTATTATTGTGGGGGCAAATCCTTATCAGAAATGTGTCCCGACTATCTTACAAAAGAGTGGGAAGTAGTCAAACAAAAATTAAATGCATTTCATCGATCCGCGAAAGAAGTTAAATTAAATTTAAATGAATATTGTTATTTTGATCTATTGCCACCCCACGTGTTGATGGAATATGGCAAAATTAAAAATCAAATATGTGCAAATGTATTTAAGAATTATGAGAAGCCAAAAGATTACGATTTTAGAGTGAGTCTTGCAAAAGTCCTCACAGAAATTAAAAATCAAAAATTAAATATTGATATGGAACCTCTTAAAAAGAGGCGTCACGAATTTAAGGTAAGGCAATTTTTTCGCAAGTTTAAAGAAATTGAACCGTATATATGCTATAATATGTATGGAGCTAAAACTGGAAGACTAACAGCTTCTCAGTTTCCCATTCTTACAATGCACAAGAGTTATAGAAAAATATTAAAGCCAAACAATCATTGGTTTTTAGAGATGGATTACAATGCTGCTGAACTTCGCGTCATGATGGGACTATTGGGAAAAGAGCAGCCGCTAGAAGATGTACATGAGTGGAACATGAAGAACATTTTCAACAACAAGGGCACGAGAGAGGAAGCAAAAAAGAGAATTTTTGCATGGCTTTACAATCCCAAATCTCAGGACAATCTTTTAAATAAAGAATATAATAGAGATTTTGTTACCAACAAGTATTATGATGGAAAACAAGTAACGACGTTTTTTGATAGAACAATTGATTCTGATGATCATCATGCATTGAATTATATTATTCAATCAACTGCTGCAGATTTGTTTCTAAGGCAAATGATAAAGGTTTGGGAATTGTTAAAAGATAAGAAATCAAGTATTGCTTTTTGTCTACATGATTCTCTTGTCATTGATTTACATGTGGATGATGAAATGTATGTAAATGATATAAAAAACATGTTTGCGAAAACCGAACTGGGAGAGTTTAAAGTAAATTCTTTTGGTGGAAGAAATTTTGGCGATATGAAAAGGTTAAATATTAAATGAAAACAATCATTGGCTTAGGTAAAGCAGGGTGCAATATTGCAGATAGCTTCTCTCAATATCCCCAATATAAAATATATAAAATCGATACAGACTTAAAAGAGGACAAAAATTGCTTTAATTATCCCTCTTTTAAAACTCTGGAAGAATATGAAAGTAACTGTCCTAGTCTTAAGAAGTTCTTCAGATATGTAAAGGGCGAAGTATTATTTATTACGAGTTGCGGTAAAATCTCTGCTGCTTCTTTGAGAATATTGGAGCAGCTAAAAAACAAATGCGATATCAGTGTTTTATATGTGCGCCCAGATCGATCTTTACTTTCAGAACTGAAAGCATTAAATGACAATTTAATTTTTGGTGTATTGCAACAATATGCACGCTCAGGCTTATTCAAGAGAGCATATTTGGTGGACAACATAAAGCTTTCCGAGATAGTTGGAGATGTGCCTTTAAGAGAACATTACAACAGCTTAAATCAATTAATAACATCGACAATTCATATGGTTAATGTGTTTAATCACTCTAAATCAGAAATAGACACTTTCGATGAAATCTTGGATGTTGCAAGAATTTCAACCTTCAGTATGGTCTCTTATGAAAATAATGAAGAAAAAGTGTTTTTTGATCTTGACATCCCCAGACAGAAGTGTTATTATTATGGCATGCCTGAAGAGCTATTAAAGTCGGACGGAAGTTTAATGAAAAACATCTCAGAACAACTTAAAATTTTGAAACAATATGATAAAATAAAGGTCAGTTACGGAATATATTCTACGAATTATGACGTGCCTTACGTTTATGGTCTGTTGAATAGTTCTGTGGTACAAAATAATAATTTTAGACTTGACAAAGAAATAAATTTATAGTATTATACAAACCAGCGATGTGAGAGAGTTATCACATTGACTTAAAAAGGAGAAAATAAATTATGGCTATTGATATGAAAAAAATGCGAGAGCGAAAAAATGCTCTTGAGAATAAAGGCGGCAACAACAATCGTTTTTGGCGACCTCAAGACGGTGAACAAACAATTCGTATTGTTCCCACTGCTGATGGAGATCCCTTCAAGGATTACTGGTTCCACTATAATGTTGGAGACAATCCAGGATTTTTAAGTCCAAAGCGAAACTTTGGAGAAGATTGTCCATTGGATTCTTTTGTGCGTCAACTTTGGCAAGAAGGCACGGAAGATAGCAAACGAATGGCCAAAAAGCTTTCTGCACGTCAACGTTTCTTCGCACCCGTTGTTGTACGAGGCGAAGAGGATAAAGGTGTTAGAGTTTGGGGCTTCGGTAAGACCGTATATGAAACCCTCTTAAATCTAGTACTAAATCCTGAATATGGAGATATCACTGACGCCGAGAGCGGTACAGATCTTGTGCTGACTTACGGTAAACCTGCTGGAGCACAATTTCCAGTTACACAACTTACACCCCGCCGACGAAGTTCCTCGCTTTGTAAAGAACCGGAAAGATGCCGTGAATTTTTGGACGATGTGCCAGATTTTGATGAGCTATTTTCAGCTAGCCGAAAATCTTTTGCAGAGGTTCAGGCTATGCTAGATGAGTTCCTTTTGGGCGATTCTGACCCAGAAGAGAACTCCACAGAAACTACCAAATATGATGGCGGCGAGAAGGAAAAATCTAGTACTTCCGTTGACCAAGCTTTTGCTGATCTTCTTGGTAGTTAGGCTGTAAACCGCAGGGAGGCATGGGTAACAGATGCCTCATTTTTTAACATAGAATAGGAGTTAGAATGGCTAAGAATAAAAAAGCTGGCAAGCTTTCTATTGCCGACATGCGCAAACTTATCAATAAGAAGGCTGGAATTAATGTAGCACACAATTTAAATGAAGATAGTCCTACAATTGTTAAGGAATGGATTCCCACAGGTTCTAGATGGCTTGATAGTATTATTTGTAGAGGACAGTTGGCAGGAATTCCAGTAGGAAAGATTGTTGAAGTCGCAGGACTTGAAGCAACAGGTAAATCATATATGGCAGCACAAATTGCTGCAAACGCCCAGAAAATGGGTATTGATGTTGTATATTTCGATTCAGAGTCTGCAATTGATCCTGGGTTTTTAGAAAAAGCTGGTTGTAATGTGGATAATCTATTATATGTACAAGCAACATCTGTAGAGTTCGTTCTAGAAACAATTGAAGAACTTTTAGGTTCTAATGAAAATAAAATGTTATTTATCTGGGATTCTCTAGCTTTAACACCTGCCGTTTCAGATATTGAGGGAGATTTTAATCCTCTGTCGTCGATGGCAGTAAAGGCTAGAATTCTTGCAAAGGGTATGTCAAAACTTACAGTGCCAATTGCAAATAGTCAATCGACATTTCTGGTATTAAACCAACTTAAAACAAATATCACTAGAAGCCCTTCAGAGGCTCTTACAACGCCCTATATGACTCCGGGCGGCAAAGCTATGATTTATGCTTATTCGTTGCGTGTGTGGCTCACTGGGCGCAAAGCAAAGGCATCTTTTATCACTGATGATAAAGGATATCGAATTGGTTCTGAGGTAAAAGTAAAACTTGAGAAATCTCGCTTTGGAACTGCTGGAAGACAGTGTAATTTTAAAATTTTATGGGGAGAGGAAATTGGAGTACAAGACGAAGAAAGTTGGCTGGATGCGATTAAAGGCTCGCCGCACCTATCGAACGCTGGCGCATGGTTTACACTTGATTATGGTGATGGCACGTCCGACAAATTTCAGAGCGCAGGTTGGAAAAAGAAACTTGAAGAACCTAAATTTAAACAGCGAGTTTTAGAGATAATGGATGAAGAAATTATCATGAAATTTGATAAACGCACAGGTTCCGCAGAATCTTTCTACGAAGATGGGGAATAAACCATTTTTTGTTACTAATTAATAGTAGCTAAAACAAGGAGGCTTTCTAGCATGAAACTAACGAAATCAAGACTTAAACAGTTAATCAGGGAAGAATGGCAAGCTGCATCTGCCGAGGGAATGGAGGTCGGTGAAGAACTACCACTGGCAAAGAAAGATAGTAGTTATATTAAACGCATGCGTGACGAAGTTAAAAAAGCTTATATTGATGAACTAGGCCAACTTCTAAGCAGAGAAACCGACGAACCACTAAAAGGTCATCAATTTGACAAATGGGTGCAAGCATTGACGATCACCCAAGGCAAAGATGCACGAATCGGTGGGCCCTCTATTTCGCAAGATGCGTCTGATGCACAAACCAAACTCCACCACACAACGGATACGGACCCCTCATACGCACAAATTGCTTATGAAGAGTAGAGAGCCTCAATATGAAACTCTCACAAACTAGACTCAAGCAAATTATTAAAGAAGAGCTATATGTAATAATGGCCGCACTGGACCATGAGGAAAACTTTGTTAAAAAGCTTGAAGAAGGTCATGGCGGTGAAGGTTCAATGGCGAGAAAGCAACTTGCACGCACTGCTGAGTTGGCAACAATGATACAAGATTCTATTACAGATGAAACTAATCTTGAGGAATGGGTTGAGTCAAAGATAACAAAAGCTCAAGATTATTTAACTTCAGTTTTAAATTATATGCGTGGTGACGAGTTGGTTGATAAGCCCACCCTTCAAGAGCGCGGATTTGGTGAGGGAACTCCACCTTCTGGAGAATTTTATAAAAAGCAAGTTATAGAGGAAGATGAGCTAGAGGAGCGGAAACTTTCAAAAGCAGAAGACAAAGAAAAAGAGAAAGTCGTTAAAGGCATGAAAAAGAACAAATCAGATTTTGAAAAGCGATACGGCAAAGATGCTAAAAGCGTAATGTATGCGACTGCAACCAAAATAGCTAAAGAAACAGCATAAAAACCTTGACAAACTTTTCCTAGTTTGTTATTATAGTCTACATGAAAAGAATAATGATTATTGATGCGCTCAATCAATTCTTGAGAGCGTATATTGTTAATCCAGCCTTGTCTACAAATGGAGATCCCATTGGTGGAACTGCTGGATTTCTTAAAATTTTACAGAAACTTTGTAGAGAAATTAAACCTGATAGAGTTGTTATTTGTTGGGACGGTAAAGGCGGCAGCGCAAGACGCAAAATTGTTAATAAAAATTATAAAGAAGGGAGAAAGCCGCTAAGACTTAATCGTGACGTCAAAAACCTTACAGAAGAAGAGGAACTTCAGAATAAGGTTTGGCAACAAATACGTTTAGTGGAATATTTAAATAATTTTCCAGTAACACAATTGGTTTCAGATGGCTCAGAAGCAGATGATGTAATTTCTTTTGTAGCTCAACTTCCTGATTTTGAAGATTGGCAGAAAGTAATTGTTTCAAGCGATAAGGATTTCTTTCAACTACTTGACGACAAAACGGTTGCATATAGGCCCACACAAAAAGAGGTTCTAAACAAAAATGACATTGTTGAAAAGTTTGGTATCCATCCAACTAATTTTGCACTAGCAAGAGCGATTGTCGGAGACAAGAGTGATAATCTAGACGGAATTAAGGGGATCGGTTTACCAACCATTGCAAAGCGTTTGCCATTCCTGTCGGAAGAAAAGACATACACCATTAATGAAGTTGCAGAATTTTGTGAAAACGCCAATTCTACTTTAAAGGCTTATCAAAATATTGTTGAGGGCCAAGATGTAATAAAAGAAAACTACCAGTTAATGCAGTTGTATGCTCCAAGCATTTCTGTGCAGAATAAAACTAAGATCAAGCATATCATTAGAGATACTGATTTGACCTTTAATAAAACTGCAACAAATGGTATGATGCTTGAAGATGGAATTGGCAAAACAAATTGGAATGACCTTTATACATCTTTTAGAAAAATTGTGGTAGGCGGCAAAAAAGAAACTTAACATATGCCCTCGTAGCTCAGTTGGATAGAGCATCGGACTTCTAATCCGAGGGTCGCAGGTTCGAATCCTGCCGAGGGTACTGTTCAAGGAGATAAAAGTGATTTTTAAAATAAAAGTTTTTTTGATTTTGTTGGCTCTTGCTGGATGTACAGTTCACTTCGAAGAAGAGTACATTCCATGTGGATATGACGAAACGCCTTATTATAACGATCCTGATGAATGTGTTGGCCCATGTTGTATCTGGCATGCAGAGGATATTTATTATTACAGTGAGTGTGCAGAAGTTTGGTGTTATGAAGAAAATGCATGCGCATGGCAACTGTACGAATATTCTTGCTATGCAATTTAAACTTGACAATTAACGAATGCTTTGGTAATATAAATTTATGAATATATTTGCTATTGAAGGAACTGGTAATAATATTGATTGGGTTAAATCCGCTCAGTCACAAGATAATTATCGTGTAGTTAAGATGATTTTGGAATCTTGCCAGATGTTGTGCACAGTGCTCAATGAACAGGCAGGAGAACAAATTACACCTTATCGCTCTACACACAAACATCATCCATCTACCAAGTGGGTTTGTAACTCATCAGCTAACTTTGAGGCTCTTGTTGAGCACACAATGGCGATGCTAGAAGAGTACACAGAGCGCTTTGGTAAAATACATAAATGTTTGTATGTGTTGGAAAAGTGTATGGATTTGTATGATCCGTCTCTTTTTCCCTCTAGCGAGCCAACACGATTGCCGTTAGCGATGCCTTATGAATTTCATTCTGACAATATTGTCGAATCTTATCGCAAATTTTATGCTTCAAAGCCGAGAATGCGCTATCCGAAAAATAAAATTCCGCAATGGTTTGTAAATTATCGCGGCGATAAAAAATACGATATTGTTTAAAAAGTCTTGACAATTATAAAAATTTAAGATAGAATGATTAAAATAAATTGGCCGAGTGGTGGAATGGTAGACACAACGGACTTAAAATCCGTTATCCGCAACGGGTGTGAGGGTTCGAATCCCTCTTCGGCTACATATACCAGGGTAGCTCAGGTGGTCAGAGCGCCGTTAGTAGGAAGCCAAAGGTCCACACACGGAATCGCGTTGCAAGCGCACGGGGAATCGCCCCCACCGTAATTAGTGGCGATTGGGTCTGAGGTGGAAACACCCATGCAAGGTGGATCTATGTACGAAGCGGAGGTCGTTGGTTCAAATCCAACCCCTGGTACTTTTTAATTAAGGAGGATTAAATGGAATTTTATATTATTGCTTTGTTTGGTTGCGTCGGCGTTATTGGGTATGCATATCATATGATAAAGATGCAAAAAGAAATTGAAGTCTTAAATGATAGAATGGACGCTGAAATGCGAAGGTTCGAAGAAGAGTAAACAACTACTCCCGTAGCTCAGTTGGTAGAGCAGGCGGCTCATAACCGCTCGGTCGTAGGTTCGAGTCCTACCGGGAGTACTTTAACTAGGGGGCAACAAATGAAAGTTGGCGATTGTTGGGAGTGCAATGCGACGTCAGTCGAAATTCACCATCATCATCCAGTGCCTCGTTCTCGCGGCGGCACCAAAACCGTTCCGCTGTGTTTAGAATGTCACGCAAAGGCACATCATCGCAAAAAACGGATGGCTTCGTCTATATTGACGAAAGAGGGCCTTGCACGCGCCAAGAAACGCGGTGTTGCACTTGGCAACCCTAAAATTACTGAGGTTGGAGAAAAAGGACGAAACACGCAAAAGAAACAGGCCGTAGCTTATGCAAACAAAATTGAACCAATGCTAAGAAATCTTCGTAAACAAGGAATGTCTTTCGCCAGCATTGCAAAAACATTCAATGAAACCGGCATTAGCACTCGTCGTGGTGGTAAATGGCACGCAAGTACTGTCAGAAACTACTTCAATAAATTAGAGAGAAGTGCATGAAAAAAAGAATTCACGTCAATCAACATATAATTCGTCGCAACCACAAGACAGGAGAAAGAGAACCAGTGTTGACAGTTAAGACGTACAAATCAAATGATTATTGCCACGAGGTGGTAATTAACGGTCCTTGTAAGGTTATATACTCTCCAGACAAACCATTATCTTGTGGGGCAAGAGTTTGGATAGAAACAGAAGCAGATTTGGTTTTAAAGGAAAACACATGAAAACATTAATAGGAATTCTATTTTTCACTCTAGGTAATATAATAGCGTGGTTTCAGTTTAATTCACAGTTTGTTTGGGATTGGTGGAAAGATAAGCCAATGTTGTCAAATTTCATTTTTGCCATTCCAATGGGTTTGTGTTTCTGGTATGCCATTAAATATATAGTGGAAGATACAGGTCTTTTATGGACTTCAAAGCTGATTGGTTTTGGGGTTTCTAATGTTATTTTCGCGGTGCTAACGTATTTTCTTTTGAAAGAGAGCATATTGGTCCCAAAGACTTTAGTTTGTCTTTTTTTGTCTGTCCTCATCATTGGAATACAAGTAGTATGGAAATAAATAATAACTTTACTCTTGACAAACGTGCAATAAACGTGATAGAGTTATCACTCGGAGGTCGCAACATTGAATTATAGCGAACAAGAAGATTTCTCTCAATTTGGAAAGTCTTTCCAAGAAAATATGTGCCAAATGATTTTTGAAAGCAGAGGCTTTGCAGATCAAATGAAGGAGGTGCTAAACATTAATTTCCTAGAGTTTAAATACTTGCAAGTGTTTGTGCGATTGATTTTCAATTATAAAGAAAAATACTCAAGACAGCCATCTGAATCTATAATGACAACGATTCTGAGAACAGAAATAGCAAATGAGAATGAGCTAATAACGAAGCAAATTCGTGACTTCTTTGCGCGCATGTCAAAGACCGAGGTGCAGGACGAAGAATATATTAAAGACACGGCTGTGGACTTTTGTAAAAAACAAGTTTTAAAAGAGGCAATATTAAAGTCAGTACCACTACTTAAGAAATCTTCTTTTAATGATATTCAGACGCTCATTAACAATGCTATGAAGCTTGGGAATGATAACGACGATGGATATTATTATATTGAAGATTTTGAAAAAAGGTTTGAAATTAAGGCTAGAGATCCTATCACCACAGGATGGAAAGTTGTTGATGGCTTGACTAAGGGAGGCATTGGAAATGGAGAACTTGGCGTGGTTATTGCGCCGACAGGCGCAGGAAAATCAATGGCCTTGGTGCATTTGGGCGCCCAAGCCGTTAAAGAAGGAAAAACAGTAGTTCATTACACTTTAGAGTTGGCAGATACAATTGTTGCCTCTCGCTATGATAGTTGTATTACTGGGATTCCACTACAAGAACTTTTCAATAAAAAAGAGGAAATTTATGATGAAATTAAAGATATTCCAGGAAAATTAATTGTTAAAGAATATCCAACTAAATCTGCTAGAGTGGAAACACTTCGTAATCATTTAGAGAAGTTACAACAACAGGAAATTTCGGTTGATATGATTATTGTAGATTATGGAGATTTATTACGCTCAAATTCTAAAAATGATGAGAAAAGACACCAGTTAGAATCTATTTATGAAGAGTTAAGAGGTTTGGCTCAAGAGAATTCATGTCCGATATGGACAGCATCGCAGACGAATCGATCTGGTTTAAATGCTGAAGTTATAACAATGGAGGCCATATCAGAAGCTTTTAACAAGTGTTTTGTAGCAGATTTCATTTTCTCTATCTCTAGGACTATTCAACATAAAAATAGCAATGGAGGAAGAATTTTTATTGCTAAAAATAGGAATGGACCGGATGGCTTGGTGTATCCTATATTTATGGATACCGCTAATGTTAAGATTGATGTACTTCCGCAGATTGAGACATTTGATGAAATCAAAAAAAGCGAAGTTAAAAAACAAGAGCAGAGTTTGCAAGAGAAATATAAAAATTATAGAAAAAAGAGGGGAAATTAAATGACAGATATAGCAAGACAGATTCTTTCAGACATCACAGTACACATGAAATATGCACGGTATCTTCCTGAAGAACAACGAAGAGAAACTTGGGAAGAATTAGTAGATAGAAATAAAAAAATGCATGTAAAGAAATTCCCTCATATTAAGGAAGAGATTAATGAGGCTTATAAATATGTGTATGCCAAGAAAGTTCTGCCTTCTATGAGGTCCATGCAATTTGGAGGTAAACCAATTGAGGTCGCCCCAAATCGAGTTTTTAATTGCGCTTTTTTGCCAATTGATGACTGGCGCTCCTTTAGTGAAGTTATGTTTTTGCTTTTGGGTGGAACTGGCGTGGGATATAGTATTCAGGCGCATCATGTGGAAAGTCTACCGGAAATTCAAACCCCCTCTACTAAGCGCTCTCGGAGACATTTAATTGGCGATTCTATTGAAGGGTGGGCAGATGCAGTTAAAGTACTGATGAAAAGTTATTTCTACGGTGGTTCAAAAATTCGCTTTGACTACAGCGATATACGACCGAAAGGTGCGAGGCTTTTAACTTCTGGCGGGAAAGCTCCAGGTCCACAACCTTTGCGAGAGTGCTTAGTTAAATTAGAGGGCCTTTTATGTCAGAAAGAGACTGGTGATAAATTAACTCCTATCGAAGTACATGATATTATTTGCCATATTGCTGATGCCGTCTTGGCTGGTGGAATTCGAAGAGCGGCACTAATTGCTCTCTTTAGTGCAGATGATGATGAAATGATTGCTGCTAAAAGTGGCTATTGGTGGGAGAAAAACCCACAGAGAGGGCGAGCCAATAATTCGGTGGTCCTAATGCGCCATAGAATTACAGAAGAATATTTTCAGGATTTGTGGGAGAGAGTTAAAGCTAGTGGCGCAGGAGAACCAGGGTTTTATTTCACAAATGATAAAGATTGGGGCACAAACCCTTGTTGTGAAATTGCATTGAGACCATATCAATTTTGTAACCTAACTGAAATAAATGCATCTGATGTGGAGACTCAAGAGGAATATGAGGCAAGAGCAAGAGCAGCAACATTAATCGGTACGCTACAAGCTAGTTACACTGACTTTCACTATCTCAGAGATGTGTGGAGAAGAAATACAGAAAAAGATGCACTCATTGGTGTATCTATGACAGGGATTGGTTCTGGAAAAGTACTTAAACTTGATATGAAGGCGGCAGCAAAGGCAGTAAAAGAAGAAAACAAAAGAGTTGCAGCGTTAATTGACATTAAGCCAGCAGCGAGAACAACTTGTGTAAAGCCAGCCGGTACAACAAGTTTAACCTTGGGTACATCTAGCGGCATTCATGCGTGGCATAACGATTATTATATCCGTCGTTTGCGCGTTGGTAAAAATGAGGCAATTTACACTCACTTATCGATATATCACCCAGAATTAATTGAAGATGAATATTTTAGACCACATGATACAGCAGTAATTAGTGTGCCTCAAAATGCTCCAGAAGATTCAATTCTTCGTCATGAAACTCCTTTAAAACTCTTACGTCGAGTTAAGAAGGTTAGCAAAGAATGGATTAGGCCCGGACACAGTAGAGGACAAAACACACATAACGTTTCTGCCACAATAAGTATTAAGGAAAAAGACTGGGAAACTGTTGGAAAGTGGATGTGGGATAATCGTGACTATTATAATGGTCTAAGCGTGCTTCCTTATGATGGTGGCACATACAAGCAAGCCCCCTTTGAAGATTGCACAGAGGAAGAATATAATAGTTTAATTAAAACTCTAAAAGGGGTTGACTTAAAGAACGTTATCGAGTATGATGATAATACTGATCTCACTGGCGAACTAGCGTGCGCCGGTGGAGCATGTGAAATTAAATAGGAGGAAAACATGAGCAGTAGTTTAAAGCTAGTTGATGAAAACTTGAATGAGGAAGAGGCCAAAGAACAATACGTTGTTAATTACCTTAAATCAATGTTGGCTATTGAAGAGGCAATGGAACCATATAAGGAACAAAAGAAGGAATTGAGAAAAGAGTTCATTGAAAATGGCTGGCTCTCTAAGGATGATATTTGGGCAGCGGTCAAAGCATTTCGACTTTATGAAAAGGGTGCCGATATGGATGACTTAAATGATATGTTTGACGCCATTGAGCGCAAGTTTGGAGCTAAGGATGCTTAAGCCAGTTAATCGATATATTTTGATAGAAAAGGTGGAAGCTAAAGAGGAAAAAGAAGACTCTTTAGTTTTGGTGCCTGATGAGTATAAATTAGCTAAAAAATCTTTGCATGGGGTGTATAATGTTATAGACGCAGCGGAGGATTGCGAAAAAGTTTTAGACTGCAAGAATAAAGAAATTGTTGTGGATGAAACTATGGTACAAGAAATAGTATTAAGCAATAAAACTTACTATTTAGTACTAGAAAACTATGTCTATGGAGTTCATATGACGTAGTACAACAAGCGAGGTACATATGAATGGAAAACTTATCAAAGGCTGAAGTATATCAATTAGTAAGAGAAGCTATGGCTGAAAAAAATCTCATCAAAGAGATGAGTTCTTACAATAGGGTAAGAGGCCACATTGAAGGAGGACATCCATTTGTGATTATGTCTTCTGATAGGCACGAACGGAGCCAATCAGAGAATCAACAGATGTACCAACAAATGAAGCAGGATTTTGCTGCTGCGGGTTTTCCTTTTACCGAATTAAAAGGCGGCTTTAAGGAAACCACTAAAACAGAAGTAGATCCAGAAACAGGCGAAGAAGTAGAAGTAGAATTGGATGAGCCAATTCATGTGACTGAAAACAGTGTTTTAGTCACGACTCATGGACGAGGAGAAGATGTAGAAGAAAGTAGTGCAGAATCTTTATTTGATACTGCCGTTGAGATCTCTCGGAAATACAATCAAGAGGCATTTATCTTTGGAGAGGTGGCCACAACATCAAGAGGTAAAGATGTTAAGGTTATCAATGCATATGATAAAGACGGCAATCAAATACAAGATTCATGGGCTGGCCCTTGGACAAGTGTAGAGACTGTTTCTAAAGATGCTGATTTTTGGTCTAGGGCTAGCGGAAAACACTTTCAACTTAAAGAGTCTAAAAAGACTTCTCAGCCAAAATCTTGGTTTGAGGCTATGAAAAAAAGTAAGAAAGGATTGAAGTGGTAGAAAATTATAGGCGTAAAATTGAAATATTTAAAGATAATATTGGTTCTGTTGAGTACGTTTCCCATATGGGTAGTGATGTTACAATTGTTAATTCCGCTAGGGTTAGTTTCGGTAAACACGTTGATGAAGTTAGCGACCGTGATCGCAAATTAATAAAGTATTTAATAAAGCATAGGCACACTTCAACACTAGAACATTGTGTTGTAACACTTAGATTTAAGGTGCCGTTGTTTATACGCTCTCAGCATCATAGGCATCGCACATGGTCTTACAACGAAATCAGTAGACGATATACTGATTTTAATTTGGAATTCTATGAGCCTAGAGATTTTAGAAAACAGAGCAAATCAAATCGTCAGGCGTCAGTGGACGAGAGTTTTGACCCAGTAATGCCAAGTGACATTTTAAACACTTTGGCATCGCACGTTGTTAAGGAACACCATAAAAACTCTTTGGCGCTTTATGAAAAATTAACTGAGGCTGGTGTTTGCCGTGAACAAGCTCGCGGTGTCTTACCTCAGAATTTATATACAGAATATTATGGCACTTGCAACTTGAATAACCTATTTAAATTTATTGACTTACGCATTCACGAAGGTGCGCAATGGGAAATTCAGCAAGTGGCGAAAGCGGTCTTAGAGATAACCTCAGACCTCTTTCCAATTGCTTATGAGTCTTATCAATCAGTAAGGAAAGGAGAATAGAATGATTATTGGAATTCTAGCAACGTTGGCAATTTCGGTTTCACCGCCGCCAACTTATGATGAGATTAGAGAGGCTGCTATTTATGAGTGCCACACCAAGAAGTGGCAAGATGTTGATCAAAAAATTGTTGATGATTTAATTGAAGTTGAAAAACACTTTTTTAAAGAGTATAATATACCTGTGGAGTTGAGAGGAATGCTGCTTGCAGCCGCATGTAATGAAAGTGGATACAATCCACGAGCTAAAGGAGATTGGACTACGCGCAAAGGTCGAAGAATCCCATTGGCAAAAGGTATCGTACAATTGCACTCATGGTGGACAACTAAATATATTGTGGATCGCTATGACCACATACAGTCTTCACGTGCATGGATGCAACACATTGTCCACCAGAGGGGCAAAATTGACAAGAGAGGCTGGTGCAAAAGGCACAATAACATTAAAAAATGGGTTGTAGCGTGGGTACAAACGACACGTGGGCGATCTAATAAAGGAAACAACTTTCGTTGTTATCAGTCTCCATCACATTATAAACATCTTAAAAGATGGTATAGAATAATTGAAGATTTAAGAGAAGAGCCTGGATGTTAATTTGGGCAACGGGGAGAAAAAAATGATTAAATACGTGATGATAATTATAGTTTTATGTTGGGCAACAGTCGCCCCAGCAAAAGAAGCAAATTATGAAAAGATATTGGCTGAGTGGTCTAGCCAAATCACCAAGCAGCGACACCATATCAATAATGAAAATACTGAAAAACACTCTAAGAAAAATCATTTCAAGATTCTAGAGCAGTGGAAACATGGTGTTGTAAAAATTCATCAAAAGGCACACACTTGCAAAAAAGAGGGATGATTGCTTTTAACGCTCCCAAAACGTCATTTAGGCAGCGTTGTTGTAGGAGGCAATCTTTCTGCACTTCTCTATTCGCACACCAATAACTTACCATTAATAATAAACAAAATTAAAAAACCTCATCGTTTTGAGAAAATTAATAATAAAAACGCCTTGGTTCAATGGCACAAATTATATTATTTGCTTTCAAACTCTGGCTTAAATCTACTGGGCGTAAAGGCACAAAGCACTCGAATTAAAGAGGAAGAGATCAGCATTACAACTAGAGATGCACGCGTGATTAAATACACTTATGATAAGGCCATAATATTTGATGATGAAGAAGTATTTGGGCTACCAACCCCTCAAAAAGAAAATGAAGATTTTATAGTCTTAGACTGGATTGTTACAAAATCTTGCCAAATGCATGATCATGAATTTTTTAAGACCGATGATAATCTCGTGAAAGAGGTATATTTCTACCCATCCGAAAGAATTGATGGCAATCACACAAAAAAGAAAGACTTAGTTTCAATATCTTATCTAAATTCTTCTCAACTACAAGACTTTGAATATTCCGACACTTATGTAAAATTTAAAGTTACGGATATGATGAAAAAGGCTGGCATTGGAGGCAGAAAATGTGGTGGCAATAACCAGTACGCTTTAAAGCTAGAAGTTGATCGACGAGAAGTAATAAAAGCTAAGATGCACACATATAAGAATACTGAAAAATTGGAGTTCAAATGATCGAAAAGGGAATACAACTCACAACCAGCTTTCATCTAGCGGGTATTGTACCGGTTGCTGGTCAAAAGCTAGATTTTAATTTTCCTTGGCACGACTGCTTGCAGCCAATTTCTAGTAATTACTTGGCCATAGAGCGCGCCGTATGGGAATGTGCTTGTGCTGGCTGTGAAACTATTTGGATTGTGTGTCATGACGACATGCAGCCTCTTATAAGACATCGCCTTGGAGATTTTGTTCAAGATCCTTTAAAATATAATTTACCAAGAAAAAGGGCACCAAAACAATTTGAGAGAACAATTCCAATTTATTACGTTCCGATCCATCCAAAAGATAGAGATAAAAGAGATTGTTTGGGATGGAGTGTTTTATACGGCGCACTAACTTCTTATTGGTTAAGTAAAACAATAAGTAAGTGGGTTATTCCTGATAAATATTATGCTGCATTTCCGTATGGTGTTTATGACCCAGAATTATTGTTACCATATAGAAGTAAAATATCTAGTAAAAAAGATTTTCACGTATCTTTTAACAACCAGACAGTAAAAGATAATGAATATTTGGGATTTACTTTCGATGCAGAAGACTTTAAAGAGGCTCGTAGAATTATTAGAAAAGAGGGCACTGGAGAGTTTTCACACTACAATGCATCGAAAAGAATCCCAGTAGAAGAAAGATGGTCAGCGAGATTTTTTGAACTTGACAAAGTGTTTAGAAATGTTATAATGGAAGACGTTAATTTGGAGCTACCGTGGTATCACAATATAGGAAGCTGGGAAGGATTAAAAACTTATTTAGGAAGTGAAAATTCTCTTGACAAACCGGAGGGTGATGTGTTAGGATATCATGAGTGGAATTTGATTGGAGTCGATAATAATGAAGAGTAAAATACCTTTTGTTGGGTTACATGCACATAGTGGTGTTGGCAGTCCTTTTGATGGCTTGGGATATCCTCAAGAGCATATGGACTATGCGTATGAAAATGGCTGTGACGCACTAGCGTTGACAGATCACGGAAATATGAATGGCATGGCATATCAAGTGTTACATGCAAAAAAGATGCAATCTGAGGGGAAAAACTTTAAGCCCATTTTTGGAGTTGAGGCTTACTTCTTGCCGAGCCTTTCTGAGTGGAAAGAGGAGTATGAGAAAGCTAAAGAAGACAAGAAGGCTAAACGCGGCTTAGATGCGTCAAGATCGGCCACGACAATTGAAGATGAGGGCTCATCAAAGACCGCAGTTAAAAACATACTAAATCGACGACGGCACTTAATCTTGTTGGCTCAGAATCAGACTGGCCTTAACAATATTTTCAAGATGGTTTCTAAATCTTTCTCAAAAGAAAGCTTTTATCGCTTTCCTCGTGTTGACTATAAAATGTTGAAAAAGCACAATGAAGGTGTTATCGCAGCCAGTGCTTGTCTCGGCGGCGTATATGCTGGAGATTACTGGGAAAACCGAGATAATGGGCGCGATGCAGTATTGAGTGCAATGAACAAAACCACAGAAAAGATGATAGATATTTTCGGTGATAGATGGTATGGCGAAATTCAGTGGAACAACATTCCTGAGCAACATGAGCTAAATAAATATATTATTCAAACTTCTGGCAAGTACGGGTTTCAGCTTATTTCAACTGCCGACAGTCACTATCCCTCTGCACAGGCATGGAAAGATAGAGAGCTATATAAACGCTTAGGGTGGCTTGGTAAAGGCGGTATGCCTTCCTGGATGACTTCTGAGTTGCCAGACGGCGTTGAGGAAATTGGATACGAGCTTTATCCTAAAAACGGCGATCAGATGTGGGAGTCTTATAAGAGGTATTCAAAAGAGTGCGGATTCGAATATGACGACGATTTGGTAATGGCCTCAATCAAAGAGACATACAACATCGCTCACAACCGCATAGAAGCGTTTCTACCGGACAATACGGTAAGACTCCCAGACTTTGTAGTCCCAGCGGGTTTTACGGCCTCACAGGCGCTCTCACAGCTTTGTTTCGAGGGTCTAAGATCTCTGAACCTACAAACAAATGAAACATATACGGATAGACTTAAAGAAGAGTTAGAAGTTGTTGAAGATCGAGGGTTTAGTAAATACTTCCTCACTATGAATGCAGTTGTTGATAAAGCTAACTCTGTGCAAATAACTGGCCCTGGTCGCGGTTCAGCAGCCGGTTCGCTAATTGCCTATGTCTTAGGGATAACACAAATTGATCCCATTAAATATAATCTTCTATTCTCTCGTTTTATGCGAAGGGATGCACAAGATTATCCTGATATTGATTATGATGTATCAGACCCAATGGAACTTAAAGAAATGTTGATTGAAGAGTGGGGTGGAGATAAAGTTGTTCCAATCTCAAACTTTAACACTTTGCAATTGCGCTCCTTAGTTAAAGACATATCTAAGTTTTATCAGATACCTTTTACAGAAGTGAATGGCGTTACGTCGAAGATGCTTAAAGAAGCAACTCCGTTGGCCAAAAAGAAACATGGAATTAAATCAGGTGTCTACACTCCAACTTTTGAGGAAGTGATGGAATTTTCAGAGTCTTTGAAACAGTTTCTCAATAAATACCCACATGTAGCGAACCATATTAATGTGTTGTATGGTCAGATGCGCTCTGTTTCTCGTCATGCTGGCGGTGTTGTGATAGGCGAGGACTTGAATAAGTACATGCCATTGATTAATAGTGGCGGTGTCACTCAAACACCTTGGTCAGAAGGTCAGAACGTTAGACACCTTGAGCCAATGGGCTTTATTAAGTTCGACATTCTTGGACTCTCGACACTTAAAATGATCGAGGGTGCAATTGGCCACATCTTGAAGCGCCATCACGGAGTTGATAGTCCGACATTCAAGGATGTTAAGAGATATTATGATGAGTATCTACATCCAGAAAAGATTGACTTGAATGATCAGAAGGTTTACGAAAACATTTTCCATAAAGGAAAGTGGGCTGGAATATTTCAGTTTACAGAAAACGGCGCCCAGAAATTTTGCAGAAAGGCAAAGCCTAGAAACATCATTGATGTGGCTGCAATTACATCTATCTATCGTCCCGGACCTTTGGGTGCAGACGTTGACAAACTCTATGTGAAAGCAAAGAAGAATCCTGAAGATATTGTATATGAGCATGATCATGTAAAGGATCTAACAGAGGAAACTTATGGATTCTTGATTTTTCAGGAGCAGATTGCTTTGTTGGCACATAGGCTTGGCAAAGACTTGAGCTTGGATGAGGGCAATAAACTTCGCAAACTTCTTACCAAAAAAGGAACGGGAGCAGTTGCAAAACAAAAGAACAAAATAAAACTTAAGTTCGTTGCAGGTTGTGTGGAGAAGGGACTGTCTAAAAGTTGGGCAGAGAAGATGTGGAAAAAGTTTGAATACTTTTCAGGGTATGGTTTTAATAAGTCACATGCTGTTTCGTACTCTATTATCTCTTATCAGTGTGCGTGGTTGTTTAATTACTATCCAGCAGAATGGATGGCAGCGTTTCTTGACAAAGAGCCTGAAACAAGAAAAGAGAAGGCAATTAATCTTGCACAAAAGTTTAAATTTAAAATCGATCCCATTGATGTAAATAGGTCAGGGACAGTTTGGGAAATTGCAGAAGATAACAAAACCTTAATTCAGCCTTTGACTTCATTGAAGGGCTTGGGAGAAAAGGCAATTGAGCAGATCATCGATAATAGACCTTTCAGCGCTATTGAAGAGTTCTTGTTTAACGAGAATATTGTCTATAGCAAGTTGAATAAAAAGGCTTTGGATGTTTTATCTCGCAGCGGAGCGTTGAACAGTTTGGTGGATGATAGATTCACAGGGCTTAAACACTTTTGGTCTGCTGCTGTCGTGGATCGCCCAAAGAATCTTAAGAAGTTTGAAGAGAACATAGAGTTATATTCTCCAGAGGGCGACTTCAATGATGAAGAAAAGATTAATAATCTAGTCTCTCTTACTGGGGTGTTTCCTATGGATTTAGTCTTAGACAATTCTGTGATGCAAAGATTGGATCATTACAAAGTTCCTCCAATTGGAGAGTGGGATAATGATTTGGGAGTTGCATGGTTTATTCCGAGAGAAGTAATTTCGAAAAAGACAAAGAATGGTAAAACATATTGGATTCTGAAAGTAATTGATAATACTTCTACAGTTACTTCAATTAAATGCTGGGGCGTAGACCCACAACGAGATGAAATATATATTAACCATCCATATATGAGCAAGCTGGATTACGACGAACAATGGGGGTTCAGCACGCGATCAATTAAATACAATTTTAGAATGTTAGCATAAGGAGAAGCTATGAATTTAAAAGTATATAAAATTAGACCAGAGGCACGATTGCCACTTAGAGCACACAAAACAGACGCAGGGATGGACTTATTTTATTGTCCGAATGGAGAAAGAAGCGATATTGTTGAGAGGGATGGATTAGCTATATGCCCTCGTGAATCAAAGCTTGTGCCAACGGGCCTAAAAATTGAGGTTCCCTACGGTAACATGTTAGAAATTAAGAACAAGTCGGGCATTGCCTCAAAGAGAAAACTAATTACTGGAGCATGTGTTGTAGATCCCGGCTATGATGGAGAAGTTTATGTTAACCTTCACAACATTGGTTTACATACTCAATATATCAAACCAGGGGATAAAATAGCACAGGCAGTATTAATTCCTATCATACACTGTGGCATAGAAGAAGTTATGCTTGATGCTCTAAACGAAGGTTCAACACGTGGAAGCGGTGGGTTTGGTAGTACAGGAGACAGATAAAATGAGTTTGAGATATATTTTGAGAAAAGGCGATAAAGGCCAAGAGGTTAAAAGATTACAGGGGTGCCTATTAACAGGTAAAGATGGGGATTTTGGCCCAAAAACTGAAAAGGCACTAAAGGACTACCAAAAAGAAAATGGATTAACTGTGGATGGCATTGCTGGACCACAGACTTTTGGTCATATGGGCATTGAAGTGCTTGCAGGTATTGATGTTAGCGCATGGAATGGGAAAATCAACTGGAAGGAAGTTGCTGATGCTGGCGTTAAGTATGTTTGGATAAAGGCCACAGAAGGACAGACACACACTAATCGAGGCCACAAAGAAAAGTTTGCTGGCGCTAGAGACGCTGGGTTAATTGTAGGTGGGTATCACTTTGGACGTCCAGACTATAATAATCATTCCGATCCAATGGTAGATGCTGAACGCGAAGCGCATCATTTTCTAAAAGTGATGGAAAAGGTTGGTTTAAATAAAGGTGATTTATTGCCGACCTTAGATGTAGAGAAGGGCATGAAAACAGATGATCAATATAATGTTGATTGGTCTCTTCGCTGGCTAGAAGTTGTTGAAAAAGAAGTTGGCGCTGGCAATAAGCCAGTAATCTATACTGCGAAATGGGCGTGGGATCTGTTTTTAGCTAAGGCAGACAAAGAAAGCCTTAATACACTTATTGACTATCCAGTTTGGTGGGCACGCTATATTCGTAAAGACCATCTTGTAGGACCAGGAAATAAATTGAGAGGCTGGAAAGAGTGGGATGTGTGGCAATATACGGGTCACGGTAGCTGCCCCGGCGTTAAAGGGCGTTGCGACTTAAATTGGATGGCTGGTGGCCAGTTAGAAGAAATGAGGGTATCTTGAGTATAGAAAGAAAACTTAGAAGAGCGCAAGCTAAAAAATCTAAAAAAAATGCTGAGAAAGAAATGGCAACAAAAGTTGCTTTATTTGGAAAACTTCCTTCAAATTGCTTGACATGTGAAAAACCTTTTGATAAGATGGATAAACAACAGGTAATGTCTTGGAGCGTAGTTGTGCGACAAGAAGAAGAAAAAGTTAATCTTTATTGTCCCGAATGCTGGGAGAGAGCTAGAAATCTTGTTGAGGATTTACAAAAGAGAATAGAGAGGAAGAATGACGGACCAAATAAACAAACCGAAACATTATAATTTTAATTGGAAGGGTGAACAAGCCATTGAAACATACGACTACATTCGTTCTTGGAAGATGGACTATCCAGAAAGTAATATTATAAAATACGTGACTAGGCACCCTTATAAGGGGAAATCTCTTGAAGATTTAAAAAAGGCGCGCTGGTATCTCAATCGCCTGATTGAAGAAGTTGAAAAAACAAAAGGAGGATCATGCGAGAAGCACTAACATACGATGATGTTTTATTAGTACCTAAATATTCAGATATTGAAAGCAGAAAAGAAGTTGACATTGGAAATAATATGGATGAACACATACGTTTGAGTTTACCAATTATTTCATCTCCGATGGATACTGTTACCGAGAGTGAAATGGCACATGAAATGGCAAATCACGGCGGTTTGGGAGTTATACATCGCTATAACAGTATATCAGAGCAATCTGGCTTGGTTCGGGAGTTGTACGATTCCATTTCTTCAAGCTGTGGAGGTACACCAAATATTGCCTTTGCAGTAGGAATAACTGGTGATTATCTTGAGAGAACTTATGGTGGTTGGGAAAATGGCGCAAACATTGTTTGTATAGATGTTGCTCACGGCCACCACTTAATGATGAAGAAGGCGATTGAAAAAATAAAAGTGGAGTTTGGTCCAAAATTACATATTATGGCAGGAAACGTTGCAACTTTAGAGGGCTTTAATGATTTAGCTGATTGGGGTGCAGACAGCATTAGATGTAACATTGGTGGTGGGTCGATCTGTTCAACGAGAATTCAAACAGGGCATGGCATGCCCGGATTACAAACAATATTTGATTGTGCATTGTCCGACCGAGATGTAAAGATTATTGCAGACGGTGGAATTCGCTCTGGCGGCGATATAGTTAAGGCTTTTGCTGCTGGCGCTGATTTTGTGATGGTTGGCTCCTTGCTGGCTGGAACTGATGAAACACCAGGAGAAGTTGTATATACTGGACCCGCACATTTAGGTGGAAAACAAAAAGTTTATCGAGGCATGGCATCAAAGGATGCACAAATGCAGTGGCGTGGAAGATATTCTTCCAACGAAGGGGTTGCAACATATGTGGATTATAAAGGGCCAGTTGGGAAAATTTTAGATGGTCTTAAAAATTCAATCGCATCAGGGCTTTCCTATTCTGGCGCTAGAAGTTTAGAAGAATTAAGAACTAGAGCGGATTTTGTCCGTCAAACAAACGCTGGCTTAGGTGAAAGTCACACACATATTTTGAGGCGATAATGTCAGAATACGGCAGTGATAGAAAACAGATTTGCTTTGATAGTGTTACAAAGTTGCATGCCGACCTTAAGATAAGACTGCATCATGATAATATAAAGATAAGAGAATTTTTTAATGAAATCATAAAAGCATATATCGAAAGAAACGAGCATGTAATAAGCTTTGTAGAAGAGTTGAAAGAAAAAAAGAAAATATCTAAAAATATTAGAAACAAGAACACTAAAATGTCACAAAAGCAAACACAAACAATTAAGCAATTTGGCTTAGATGAGAAAGATATTGAGGACATATTTGATATAATGGAAAAGGAGCATCCAGATTTATGAAGAAATGTTTAGAAAATTGTATAAAAAAGGATAAAAAATGCGGTCAGACTGATTGTCGAGTTTGGATTGATTATGAGAAAGATTTGAACTGTTCTCTGCTCTCAGTTAAGAAACACGGCGCAATGACTTTAGAAGAGACGGCAAAGCGATTAAACTTGAGTATTGTGAGGGTGAAACAACTTCAAGACCGCGCCTTACAAAAATTACAAAAAAACAGACGTTTAAAGGGTCTGTAACTATTTATTAAAGAATACGCCAGAAGTACTGGCATTATATCATAAACAAGGAGATTTTCCATGAGTGAGAACAAGAACTTATTGAAAGAAGGTACAGTTCGCCGCTTTATGAAATTGGCCGGTACACAGGCAATTGCGAGCGACTTTTTACAAGAGACATATTACAACCGAGACGAAGAAGGGGTTTTAGAGGAAGCACCAGAAGACGAAGTTGAAGGCGAAGAGGAATTAGATGTGGAAGCTGAAGCTCCCGCTGAAGATCTCCCTGAAGAGCCACTCGGAGCAGAACTAGAGGACGCTGAAGCAGATGAAGGTGCTGATGAACTAGAGGGTTCTGTCGAAGCATTTGCACGCGATGTTTTAGAGGTATTTAAAGATGTCGCTGACAAACATGGCGTTGACGTAGAAGTCGAAGAGATGGAAGAACCAGAAGAGATTGAGGTTGGCGAAATGGAAGTTGCCCCAGAAGAGGCTGGTGAAGAAGGTGAACTAGGCCCAGAAGAAGACGTTGAAGATGAAGAGGAGGCTTTGGAACTCGCTGAAATTAACTATGTTGATGAAGAAGCACTTATGGAAACTGTCTATAAGCGAGTTGCTAGTCGCCTTATCAAAGAAAAGCGTTCTGATAAGATGGCTGATCTTTTGGCAGAGAAAATTAGCAAGCGATTAGCTAAAAAGTCGCGATAATAATATTATTAACATTTTGAGGTTATAAATGTATGAGTTGGTATGGTTTATAGGTGGAGCTTTCACCTACAGGTTGCTTTCAAGACTTCTTGCTTTAACTCAGGCAGCTATGGTTTTTAAAAATATTGAAGCAAATATTTTAGTTATTCTTGCTGCACTAGCTGAAGACATGTCATACATCAAAAATCTTAGATACAAATCAATGCAAGAGGCAAACGTTGATATCGAGCACATAAAGAAAAACCGCGCATCAGACGAGGAATTTTTTGAAGCGTGGAAAGCATCTTGTATTCGCAATATTCATACTTCAGTCCCTAATTATATTAAGCCCTCATTTTCTAGTTGGAGTGAGGGGATGGATATAATAAGTGATTTTTACAGGGACCGAAAAAATGAAAGAAAATAAAAAAAGCAATATTTTAAAATGGTTCATAAAAGAGGGTGCTTTACGTCAAGAGGGTAATGTTTATTACGCACCTCGCGCATTTACAGCAAACTCTATAATAAGTTGGGCCAAACAAAAAGCACCCACCCTAAAGCAAGATGAGATAGAATATATTATGAAAACAATCAGGCTTTTTTTACAAAAAAAGCTTGACTTAAAGTGGGAAGGTGATAGTATAGAGATATTGTCAAAAATTGTTGACAATCCGCATATGGAAGAATCACAGATTCAAACAAAAGGTGTCAAATGAATTACTCAAAAACAAAAACAAAAACAAAAGCCAAAGAAGAAAAACCACAGGAGGATTCTCTTGCATCTTCACCAATAATTTTACTGAATACATCAAAAGATGAAAATCCTAAATTGAGAATGGTTGGTCTCTTTGGTGATTTGGTAGAGGAAAAAGTAAGTGATTTAGTTCAAGGGCTCATGGCTCTTAAAGAATATGATATAGAAGAAGAGCGCGAAGATCCAGAAGATCCAGAATCTCCTGTGAGAGCCTTGATCTATAAGCCAATTAATTTTAATATTTCAACATGGGGTGGTTGCGCTCGTGGCATGTTTGCTGTTTATGATACCATGCGCCATGTTAGGGAATATTGTGACATAGTGACATATGGATTAGGAAAAGTCATGTCTGCTGGCGTATTGCTTTTAGCTGCTGGCACCAAAGGTCAAAGAAAAATTGGTAAGAATTGTCGAGTCATGATACACAGCGTGAGAGCCGATCAGTGGGGCGCAATTCATAATCTTGAAAACGAATTTGAGGAAACAAAATGGCTCCAAGAGCAACACATCAACGCTCTTGTTGCAGAGTCAGATATGTCAAAGAAACATTTGAAAAAACTTTTAGACAGAAAAGTAAATGTTTATCTCACCGCCAAAGAAGCGGTTGAATATGGCATCGCAGATATAATCGTTTAAAAAAAGGGAGAAAATCATGGGCTGGAGACACAATCTTTATAATAAAAGATCGGCTAAGAAATATAATTGGGATCCCAGTTGGTTTGAGTCGGATGATTTTGATGACAATCTTGTAGAAAAGATAAAAGACTTTCAGATGCGCCACGATTTAGACCAAGATGGATTTTGTGGCCCAATGACGTATCGAAGAATCCTTTCAGAAAGAGAAGCCCTGGGTGAAGACCTACAGGATGATGGTAAAAAATATATTATTTGTGACGGCGATAAGATTCCCATAGAATGGGATAAGGTCAGTAATATATATGATGTTAAAAACTACGCACTGCCAAAGGGCTGTTATCGTCGGTGGAAACCTAATAAAAGAAATATTAAAATGATTATTACACACTTTGATGTGTGTCTTTCCGCAGCGTCTTGTAAAAGGGTGTTGCAGAAAAAGGGCATATCCAGTCACTTTGTTATTGACAATGATGGCACTATATGTCAAATGGTAGATCCTCAACATGAAGGATGGCATGCTGGTAAAAGGGCAGTCAATAGAGCTTCGATTGGGGTTGATATATCTAACGGCTATTATACAAAATACCAATCATGGTATAGGAAAAGGGGATTTGGAAGCCGACCAGTATTAAATGATGTTGTGGTACATGGGAAGAAGTTAAAAGAATGCTTGGGCTTTTATCCAATTCAAATAGAGGCTTATAAAACTTTAGTCAAGACCCTTTGTAAATATTATGGAATTCCGCTAGATATGCCGACAGATGTTGACGGAAAAGTATTGCGCGCCGTTAGCACACCAGTGCTGAAAGGCAAATTTGAAGGTATTGCCAACCACTTTCATGTAACAAAAGGAAAAATTGATACGGCGAATTTGGATTGGGACAAGGTATTGAAAGAACTTAAGGACTAATTATAATTATGGTTGATATAAATAAATTGGTAGACGCATATTATACCCCACAAGAATTAGATTTAAATACTCTTGTGAGGCTTATTCAAGAACAGATGACGGGCTTGCAGCCACTAAACGAGAGAGCAACAAAGCCTCAAGTTTTAAGTTGGTCTTCAATTCCCGAGATTCCAGTTTCTGAGATTGGGTGGTCGCAATTAGACACGACAGAAGGGGGTGAAGAAATTCCATCGGAGCAGCGATCCCAATTGCAGAACTTTTTAAATAATATTGGCGGCGATGATTTACAATCTAAATTGCGATCACTCAATGAATTTTATGAAGGTGATGATGAGACGTTCGCACGAATGATTGATGGTGATGCAGGGGCTACAATTTCACGAGTAATGTCTTACTTGGTGTTTTATAAGACCCTTACTACAATTATTACAAACTTTAATGCTTCATCTGCTGGATTTTCTTTTGAATCTTTCTTGGGCGTTCTTTTGGGAGGCCAACAAGTCCCTACAGGCGAAGGCACAATTGCAGACTTGAGAACGGGTGATGGCACTCCAATTAGTTTGAAATTATATTCTGAGACAAGCGTTGAGGTTGGAGGAAGTTACACCGACTTGGTTAACGACCTTACAGCAGAAGATTCTCGTGGTATGCAATATGTTGTTGTCACAAAAAGTCTAGAAGGCAAAGACCTTCAAAAGAAAGGAAGGTTAGATTTTTATAGATTTAATTTTAATTTAAGTAATGTTGTCGATATTCTTGCGTTATCAAATGTTAAGCAAAACATTCGCCTGATAGAACTCCCAGTCGAGTTTATTAAAGATCCAACAATTGATTATAATGAAGGATTACCGGCAGTTGCGTCGGGAGTTTCTGTTGAAGAGTTGGAATCCATGTTTGCTGATGGGGTCAGAAAGATAATCGGAGATGATGCAAAGGCTGAAAAACTTTTGCAAGCTCTGGATTGGGCCAATAGCGACGTTATTTTTACATCCATAAGCGGCAAGAGAATTCCTGGTCAATCTTCATTAATGCAGAGACCATTAAGGAACCTCGTGATGGATTTGGCTACATCTGCGGAGGGAGAAGAAGGTTTATATCCCGTCGAAAACGTACCAAAGATTGTCGCTGGCCTTAATATGATTAATAATCAAGTTAAGCAATACCGATCTCAGGCTGGTGAAAGAAGAAAAGAGTCTCTTGGCAAACTTCAATTTGCAAGCGCAAAGGAGTCTTTTAATTTTTACAGAAACGCTAATGAAGAAACGCGCCGACGCGCTTTAAAAAATAGTAGAGGGTATTTATTTAGAGATGATTTTAAATTAAATAAAACAAATGTCAAACAAGTAGGTTCGCTCTCTGCTAGTGCTATACCAGAAGGCCAAGATGGTGTTTATATTGGTTCTATCCGTATTGGTGTAGCCAATGTGCAGCAAATGCTAACTAAAGTTACGGCAGCGGTTAACGAAAAAGTATTTGAAATCTTCAACAACGTAAAAGTTCTCACCACTAATATTCAAGCATATTTTGCTGGCGGTCTAAAAGAAGATACTCAAGCAGACACTGCAATTGGCGCAGCACAAAACATTGAAACAAAGACCGAAGAAATAAAATCTGAAAAATAGCTTGACAATTCCTGTATAATACATTATAGTTTAAGAAGTCGATATCGGAGGATAAATGTCACGAAAATATGAGTTTGGCACAAGCCTACATCAAAAAATATTAAATGGAGCAAACATATTAGCAGACAACGTTGCTTCAACTCTCGGCCCGAGAGGCAGAAATGTTATTTTACATCACCCTGATGAAAGTCCCGTAGTTACAAAAGACGGTGTGACGGTTGCAAAGTTTGTACAACTGGAAGATCCATTTGAAAATGTGGGCGCACAGATTATCAAACAAGCAGCAGCTAAAACTAATTCTGAGGCTGGAGATGGAACAACAACATCTACTGTTCTTGCTAGAGCTATTCTAGCGCAAGCGCAAAGATATTTAATGGCTGGCTCCGCTCCAGTGGAACTTAAGCGAGGTATGGATAAAGCAGTAAAAGTTATTGTAGAAAATTTGGAAGATATGGCAATGCCAATCAAATCAATGGACGAGGTTGCACACATTGCTACCATTTCTGCTAACAACGATAAGGTTATCGGTAAATTAATTGCAAAAGGTGTTGACTTGGCAGGTAAAGATGGTGC